TTGGGCACCCCGTTGAGGCTTGCAAGGTAGTTTAACCCGGACCGCATGCTCTCGGCGAACTCCTCTTCGTCGTCGTGACGGCCACGGATGTCCTGCAGGTGGCGCAAGAAGCCAGGCACCTCACGGTACCAGCGGAACGCCTCTTTGAAGACCACTGGGTCGTCATTAACCACTTTCATGTGCCAGCTCATAATTCAACTAAAGAAGATCTCGTCGCCCGGGTCGGCCTTGCGGTTGTGCGCCAAGGTGCCGCACCCCCGGTCCTCGCCCATCCAGTAGATGAACTCTTTCTCCAGGCTGATCTCCACCACCGTCGCAGGGTCCTTTTCACGCACCTCCAGCAGTTGGTCGAGGTAAAGCCGTTCGACGGTTCTTTCGCCCTGCTTCTCCTTGAAACAGCTGAGCACCTCACCCAGGTACCCCTTCAGCCGGTGGCCGTCGAGGTCGCTCGGGTTCCGTATGACCTTGTGTGTCTCCCCGACCACGCCTGCCGCACCGCGCTCGGTGTCGAAACTGATCGTCGGCACCTCATGCCGGTAAACTGCGCTGACGAGTTTGTTGGCATTCTTGGTGATCGGGTTGTAGAGGTGGAACTGTTTTCGCCCACAGTTGTCAGCCAGGTAATGCACACGCACCGGCCGTATGTCGGCGGCGTCCGCGTTACAGACCCAAACGTACATGTCCTCACGTGGACAGAAGCCCCCGCCGCCGTAACCTCCGTAACCGCCGGAGCTGACCAAGGCGATCGAGCCCGCTGAGGCGGCTGAGCCGCTCGACGCGCCGTTAGCCCGCTCGTTGTCGCGCTGTTCGGCCAGTGTCAGGGCGACCTCAAAGAACGCGTTACGGCCCAACTGATACCGTGCCGCGATCGCCTCTGGATCCGACATCGGGTCGTCACTGTTTCTGAGGTAGTTCCTAGCCATCGGCTGAATTAGAGTCCACCTGTATCATCAACTCGTCGAACCTGTCGACGGTGTCTCGGGTGTCGTTGTTCGTGCTTCCTTCGATCCTCACCGCGTAAAGGGCGAAGGGCTCAGATTCAGACGCGGTCAGTTCCTTCCTTTGAAGGTACCCGGTCGTCGCGGTGAACGGTATGGAGCTGTCCTCGTTCGTGCCGGCCTTGAGGTCAGTGAGCTTGAACTCGCCGTTCTCCGGCACGCCGTACACCTTCACCTCCGCACCGTTCTCGAGGCGGGCCGTCATGGCCGCTCCGTGCACCCGTTTGGTGTTGGTGTCCAGGGTGTCGTCGGCGTAGTTGAAGCACATGAACCACTCTTTGGTCTCCGTGTTCCCGCCGTCGAAAACGTAGGTGTTGAACTCGACTGCGCCGGCGTCCGTCCTGCCCCCTGCGATGAACACCAGCTCTTGCCCCACGGTCGCCACGCCGGAGACCACGAAGTCACGGTCCGGCGCAGACAGCACGATCGGCATGTTGAACACGCCCTCGTCCACCAGGAACGGGAGTGCGATGGTCACCAGGTGACCGTTCCTCCTCTCAGCCCCGCTGAAGAAGTACACCATCGCCTTGTTCTTCGGGTCGTAGCGGACCAGCACCTGCGCGCAGTTCCAGTCAGCGACGTAGTTCTTCACGTCAGCGTCGAACTTGAACTCGACGTCCGAGTCGTCGCCGCCGGCCACCGAGCGGACCATTCCCGCCGTGCTGAAGCCGTAGATGTACTCCTTGTACCCGTCAGCTGCGTAAGGGTTCCTGAATCCCACGTTCCAGAGGCTCCTGAACGCTATCGGCTCCTCGTCGATGGTGGTCAGCACGATCACCTGGAGGGTCATCTGGCCGAGACAGAATATTCGGCTTCTGAACTGCATCTCGCCGATGATGTAGTCGTTGCCCGCCATGCTGAGCGCCTTGTCGAGGAACGCCCCTTCAGGGTTGCTGGGCTTGGACGGCACCGCGGCGGGCCCCGGGCAGGTACCGTCAGTACGTGTCGGGTCGCCCTTGCCGAAGCATGAGAAGTAAATCGGTATCCCGTTCACCGAGTCGACATACAGCGCGTCGTCGGGCGGGAAGTTGTTGAAGCTCAGTAGCCGCCCGGTCGCGACGATCTCGGCGTCCTGGAAGTTGAACCGGTGAACTGTCCCTGCCTCGCGGCCGGTGGCGTGGCTGCCGTCGATCAGCTCAGACGCCTTGACCGTCTTGACGTAGTACCAGGGTCCCTGGTAGCGGTGGTCGATGTTGGTCGTCGCGTTGTCGTTCGACTCGCTCGCGTAGATGTCCCACGAGTCTTGGTCGGACGCCATCGCGTTGTTGAACGTCACCTGGATCTGGTCCCCGGCCGCGATCGTGACGGGGGCTATCGCGTCTGAGGGGTTGGAGTAGCCTTTGGTGGTGCTGTTCTTCGCCATCACGCGGATGCTGTGACTCCCTGCCCGCATCTGTGTGGCGGTCCCCGGCGTGTGCGCGGCCACGGCTATGTGGGGGGCCGCACCAGGAAGCGATATTCCGACCGTCTCTTGTGTGTACAGCCCAGTGGTCGGGTTGTAGATCGCGAGCCGAGGCACGCGTGACAACGTCATCGGCGCGTTGAGCGACTGGCCGTTAAGCTTGAACTCGCCCCGGCCGACGCCGAGGAAGTGGCCCTGCAGGAACTGGATAACGTTGCCCGAGACCGACGTGCCCCTCTTGGTCCCGACGGCGTAGACGACAGGCATCACCCAGGCGTCCTTGTTGCTCCATGTCGAGGTCACCTCTTTGTGTGCTATGAAGGTGCTGTCGTCGACCACCTCCTCCACCACCAGGAGCTCGCCGAGCCCGGCGCCGACGTCAACGAATATGAACTGTCCGATGTGGATCTGCTCACGGAACGTCGTCCCGCCGCCGCCCGTGCCCTCGATCACCTTGCTGCCGGCCGTTGAGTTCAACTGGCCGATGATCTGCTCCCCGTCGACGGGTTCGGCCAGGTCGCGGTGGCCGGTGTAACCCTCAGCGTAGACCGTGCCGAACTTGCCGAACCTGACCCACATGTTCTCGCCGTGGACGAGCATCGGCTGCTCCGCCCCGGTGAAGCTGGTGTTGGGCGCGAACGGGCCCGGCCTGTAGGTCTTGTTCTGCTTGCGCATCTTAGATCGCCTGTTTGTTCACCCGCTCGAGGCTGCCGTAGTTAAGGCCCAACTGGGACAGCGGGATCTGTCCATTGACCACAGCGGCGGTCGTGGTTATCAGTTTTTGAATGATCGACTCGTTCAACGTGACCGTGTCGCCCACGAGTGTCGGCAGAACCGGCGTCAGTATGCCCATGACGACCTGGTTTCCGGTGAACGAGTTCTTGAGGTAGTCACGTCGGTGGTAGTGGATCTGCCCGTTCGTGATGTGGAAACGTGAGTAGTCGACCGGGTCTTCGTCACCGTCAGGGTCCATGTCGAACTCGTGCCAGCTGGGGACGTGGCTGGTCGACGGGTCATCCTTGAAGACGATCATGTCGACGTAGTCCGCCTTAAGCGTGGACGGCAACGTGCCGACACCGCTGGTGAAGGCGACAGTGACCTCGCCCCGTAAGCTTTGCAGCCCGTCAGGCGTCTTCATCACCCTCTCGACGACGAACTCCAGGCACCGCGGGAGCAGCACCTCGATCAGCACGTCCGTGTTGAGCAGCAGCGGTCGGATGTCACGGGTGGCGGTCTCGAGCGCCACTACCTTCACCCTCGCGATAAGTTCTTCCAGAGTCATAGCCGGTCACTGAACAGGTCGACGTAAACGATGTCGCCGTGTTCCAGAGTGTCAAGGTAGTCCTCGTAGGTCTTCTTGTACCTCTCGGCACGTTCCTTAAGGCCGTTCAGCACGACCTCACCGCGCCGCATGTTGTAGTCGTCGTTGAGCGCCCACTTGACGATGCCCTTCTGGATCAGGTTGAGGCCCACCCTGGCACGGATCATCATCCTCTGGCTGGGGTGGGGGAGCTTGAACAGCGGGTCGTCCGCGCCGTCCGTGGACGACAGCATGGTGTCCCACCAGTCGGTGATCTGATACATCAAGAGGTAGCGCTGTTCGGAGTTGGGGGTGGGCCGGAACTCCATGACTATGGCTTCCCCGGTCCCAGGTTTTATCGTCTTGTAAACGGCGACGGCCTGTGAGTCATGGCTCGACCCGAACAGCTGGCCGCGATTGGCGGCGAGGTGGGGCCAGGAGTCACCGAACCTGTTGAGCTCGGTGAACTCTAAGCTGGACTCACGGTCGTCACCGGTCTCGATCGTCACGCGCTTGCTGGTCGCGTCACCGGTAACGGTCGCGTTGGCTGGGATGGTGGTGATGCCTAGTGCCTTGTAGAACTGGTCCGCCTCTATCCCGAGTTCATACCGTCGCTGGTGCTGGTTGGTCGTAATGACGACCTCACCGATGTGTTGGGTGAGGCCGCGGTTAGATGACTCGATCCCCAACTGGTGGTACTCGGCCTCCAGTTCCTTGACGATCTGACGGACCGACGGCGCCTGTTCAAGGGGGTCACCCAAGAACTGGCGCACGGCGGTCACCTCTCTCAGCAGCGTTGTGGCCACTTAGTCCTCCTCTTCGATCGCCCCCACGAGGTTGGGGTTATTTTTTATCGCGCCGCGAAGCCCCTCGTCTTCCTCCACGGCCCGGGCGAAATTTGGGTCTTCGAGTTTGGCGTCGAGCTCCTTGCGTTCAGGGCTCTTTTCCGGGTCGATGACCTGCGGCTGGGGGTCCGTGAGGCCGACCTCTCCGGGCTCGGTCCCGAAGCTGACGTTCGCCGCCGGGTTCTCCTCTACCACCTCGACCTCGATCTCTTGGGTGAGGGGCGGGGCGGTCTCCTCAGTGGTCGCGAACGGTATCGGTGCCCCGCCGCGTTCCTGAAGCATCGACGCGAGCATCTGGATCAGCTCACGGTTCTGACGCGCCTCTTCGGTGCGCAGCTTGCGCTCTTCCTGCATTTCCCTGATCAATGCCGAGTCACCGGTCGAAGCACCGGCTCCAGCAGGCCTCAGTTCAGCTTCGTTCTCTAACGTGACACCGAGCTGTTTGGCGTACAGGCGCGACGTTCCTGACCAGCTGACGAACATGCCGCCGTTGTCGACAGCGCGCTTAGATAGGATCTGCTGGCGGTTCCGTTCGATGTGGCTGAGTGCGTAACTGCGGAACAGGCGGTGAGACTCGAAGATGTCGTTCTCGAACACCCTGAGGTCAGGGTACTGGTTGAACGCCCGGCTGACCTCAGCCATCCAGTCCTCGAGCAGGACAGGCGCCTTGATGCCCTGCAGCCAGTCGTTCCAGCGTGGGAACAGCATGAGCTGCAGCTGGCGCGCGTTGGACTCGGTCCAGGGCCTGAACCTCAGCGCCTGGAGCTCGACCACCCCCATCGGGCGGAACTTGTCGCTCTGGAGGTAGTTGAGCGTGTCGCCGGCGTACACCATGTAGCCGCGCACGTTGGGGGGAACACCCTCGCCCTGGAGGAAGTTCTCACCCGCACGGTCGGTTGCCCGGTGGTCGGCTTTCTTCGGTATCGCCGTCGACTCAAGGGGGGTGATCCCGCCGCGGTACATCATGAAGTTGGTGCGCTTCATGGTCGGGGCGCCCTCTGTCTCTGAGTGCCCGACCCACAGCCCGCCGAACCGTGCGCCCAAGCTCTCGAAGTTCAGCTTGTCCACATCAGCGATGTGGTCGCCTATGCAGAAGACGTACCGCGTACGCTCCTTGTTGACGTCGTTTCGGTTCGCCAGGCCGACGACTTGATCGTTGTAATTTATGGCCGCTGGGGCCGCTACCTGTGTCATATAGCTTAAAGCTCGATGGTCTCCAATCTCTTGTCGAACTCCTCCTTTTTCTTCTGTTGTTGCTCAGCGTACTCAGCACGTATGATCTGCATCTGCTGAGGGTTGAAGTCTTTCTGCCGTGGGTCCTTGATCCTCTCGGTCTTGAGCTTGTAGGTCGACTCGAGTACCCAGAAGAGCTCAGCCGCGTCAGGGTGCTTGTAGTCCCCAGGGCACAGCTTGTCGGCGCAGCAGTCCGGCTTGCATGACCTGTGATCGCCGACGTATATCAGCGGGGTGTAGAGGTCACGCGGCTTGTCCGCGGCGCGTCTCAGGACCCCGTTTTCATCAGTGAACGTGGTCTGGGTGTCGTCGCCGTAGCCGTACTCCTCCCACTCGGCAAGTTGGGCGATCACCCACCGCCTGAACGGGACCATCACGGTCGCGCCCATGTACTTTCGGCGCAGCTTGTACTTGGGCTCGAAGATCAGCTGTGACGGGTTGGGGTTCCCCAGCTCCATCGCGCCGTACTTCGACACCTGTTCCTCGCCGCCCCACTCTAAACGCAAGATCGACCGGCCCCTGCTGAGGCCGGTGATCTCGTCGAGACGTTTCTGGTACCCGTCTCGGTCGAACCCGTCACGGGGTGCGGGACAGTACTCGGCCGCCCACTTGCGCCAGTCGTCCTTCAAAACGGACTTTGCCAGGACTATGCTCATGTTATGCAGGCCAGACCTCTACCTCGATCCAGCACGTACCGACGAAGTCGGCGGCTGCACCTGCGGCTGAGAAGGTCCTCAGCGTGAGGACGTTGTTGCTGGTCTTTTCAAGACGGGCCGTGACGCCCGTCGCGTTCCCGGCAAGGTACGCCTTGGGGATGACGTTCCCCTCGAAAGCCCCTGCCATCGTGATCGTGTAAACTCCAACGCCGCTACGCGCCAGTGTAGGCGTGACCTTGTTGAAATTCAGAGTGTTCTGGAACTCGCGTGTCAAAGTCGGCGCGGCGGTACCGGCCTGTGCGAGTTCCAGACGCAGCTTTTTGAACGGCTGCCCGGTGCTGGTGCCGATGTCACCCACCGTTGCGTTTTGATTAGGCATCGTCGTTCTCTCCCCTCTGTCTGGTGTTTCTGGAAAAGTGTGAGAGCCTCTCACAAAGCTCTCACACACCTTTCACAACCTCACGTTAGAGGCTGATCTGCTGGGCGACGTCCGTCTGGCTGAGACGGTCGATGTACGCGTCAGCGCGCGGCAGGCCCTCTTTGACGAGGTTTCCGCCCCAACCGATCGAACCGGCGAACCGGTCAGAACCGGAGACGTTCGCACCGACCAGCATGCGGATGTCGTTCCCGTCTTCATCGTAGGCGCCGAACTTCTTCTCCTCACCGAGGGCGTAGCTGTCCCCGTCGAGGATGTAGATCCGGTCCTCAGCTGCGTCGGCGTCGATGATGTAGGTGTCCCCATCCTCATCGATGTACTTGCCCGCGACGCCGCGGACGTCCTCGTTACCCTCGTAACGGCGGTAGCCGAACTGCTGGTTGACGAGCGCGCCCATCTGACCGGGCGTCATGACGATGATGCGGCTCGACTTGCGGTCCTCGTTGCTGGCGATGCGGACGAGGTCCTTGGCGTAGCGGAACGCGAACGGGGTGATCGGGTTGTCGCCCCCGTTGTAGCGCGGCGTGCGGAGCTCGAGGTAATCCGTACGCGCGATGTTCTGCAAGGGGCCGGTCTGTGCCGCCAGGCCGCGGATCCCGTTCGGCGCCTTTTTATAAGCGCTCGTGGTCGTTGTCGGACCTGCGTCCACGACCGGGTCTCCGGAGGCCGAAGCCGCGTTGAACGTGGTCACGTTCGCGACGATGGCCGTCTTCGAGGTGATCGAGGTGACCGTGAAGATCAGCTTGATCGCGTTCGTCGACGGGTTCATCACGCAATACGTGTGCCCCACTTCCAAACGGGTCGCTCCCTTCGTCTCGCCCTCACCCGCTGCCGAGGAGGCCAAGGTCTGGAAGTTCATCGTCTGGCCGGCGCCCGCGCCCGCGATTACCGTGGTGGTGACCGCGAGGGCCGCGGTGCCGTCGCCGTGGAAGTAGTAGTTCAAACGCTTCATCGCGGCTTCCGTGATGGCAGCCATGTAGCGCTTGTAATCCATGAAGAGGTCAGCGTCGCCCCTCTTCAGCCCACGGAACGTGGAGCCGTCGATCTTGAACGGCAGCGCGTACCACACGGGGTAAGCGCGCATCGAGTCGGTCTCCATCGCGACCGGCTCACGGAAGTCGACGTTCGAGCGGTCGAACGACGTGTGCCCGCCCGGACGGCGGGTCATGATCGGGATACGCCGCCCGAACTCGGTCAGAAGCGACTTGCGCTTGCGCATCAGGTAGTTGAGCCACGGGGTCTCATTCTCCCCGATGTACTCAAAGCTCGTCCGGACGGTTTCGCGTCCGACGTGCACGATCTGTTCAAAGCTAGTAACTGCGGCCATGGTGTCGGCCCTCCTGCGTAAATATTATTGAGCCGTCTCGCGCAGGGTCGCCACTGTGTTGTTGATCAGAGCGTCCAGGTCCTGAGGTTTGAGGGCGCCGTTGCCCGTACCCTCGTCCCGCGCCCTCGAACCGCCGTCGCCGCGTTTGAAGTTCGGCTCCTGCCTGTCCTTGGGCGTGTCCTTCACCACCGACGGCGGGGAGTACTTCTTGAGCGCTTCCCCTGCGATCCGGTTGGCGAGGCTGACCGCCTGACCTACAGCTGACGAGACCCTTGCTTTCGCCTCTTCGGCCTGCGCCGATGTCTGCTGTCCTCTAGCCTTGGCTTGTCTCTCCGCCCGTACAGCGATCTCCGTGTTCTTCTTGATCGAATCGAGAATACCGTTCACCTTCTGGTGATCGACGTCCACCCCCATCTGCTTGAAGCTCTCCACCGCGCGCTTAGCTAAGATCGCGTTGTCGTCGCCCAAAGCGACTATCTGGTTGATGATCGTCTGCTTGACGAACCCGTCAACGTTCGCGTCACCGTGCACCTTCACCTCAGTGAAAGCTTTGTTCTGCGCCACGGTCTCGAGCAAGTTCACGTAGGTCTGTTCGACCTGCGTTTCTACCTCTCGACCGATGGTCTGGTTGAACGTCTCCGTCTCGCGCTGCTGCCGCTGTGCCTCTTCCTGTGTGCGCTGAATGACGTTGTACTTGTCCTGCAAGGTCTGCATCGCTGCAGCCTTTTGAGCGGGGTCATCACCCCGCAGGTAGATGTCAACGTCGCTCCTGGTCACCGGGTTGAGTTGCTTGTAGGCCTCGTGGTACTCTGCCGGGACGTACTCAGGCATCTGCTCGATGCCGAACGCCTCCCCGCTGATCTCCCCTCGGCTGAACCTCACCAGGTCAGGGAACTTCATGGGGTCGAGCCCCATCTGCTGCAGCAGCTCGTGCCCGTACGTCCACCCTCTAATTTCCGTATTGGGTACAGGTACGTTTATCGAGTCCAGCAGCAGCTGCCCCACCAGGGTGTGGTCCTTCGCGGCTAGCTTCTCGACGAACGGCCTCGTGGTGGGCCGGTCGTTCTCGATGTCGTAGTCGAACAGGCCTTGAACCATGTCAAGGCGTTCACGGTCACTGTCGGACAGAGCGGCTTCGCCCTGGCCCGGGTCCTGCGGCACCAGCTTGTCGACACGGGTCTTCAGCAACTCCCTGAGCTGCTTGATCGTTGAGGTGTCTGTGGGCTGCGGCTCTGCGGCCTGCCTCAGCTCCTCTAAGATCTGCTCCTGTGTCTTCTCTTCGGTACCCTCTTGACCCTCGCCGATGTCATCTTTTGGCGTTTCTCCGGCATTTGTTCCTTCACCGTCGCCGTCGGCTGGCGGGACGATTTCTGGGGCGGCGGAACCGGGAGCGCCGGGTTGGCTCCCCTCACCTGTGGCCTGAGGAATGTCTATTCCTTCTAAGGCAGTGTCTAGTCCTGTTGACATGATCGTTTAACTTCCCTCTTGTCGCTCACCGACGCGGATCTTGAGGGTCTCGCGCCGGGCCGTCTGAAACTAGTCCTCGTCGTCTTCGAAAGGAGCGTTCGGATCCGGGATCGCGGTCTCCTTCGTGAAGTGCTTCTTGGCGAACGCCTTCGGCTTGGCCTTGTCGCCGCCCTCGAACGACTTCTCGAACGCCTTGTAGGTACGTTCGTCCGCACGGTGACGCTGCGTCTCGACCTGACCGTCCTTTCCGACGGTGTCGATCTGCACCTCACCCTGGTTGTAGTGGACGCTCTTGATCTCCCCAGCCTTCCAGGTCTGGTTCTCAACAGCGAACTCCGCCTGCGCGTTGGCGATCATCTCGGGAGCCCCCGGGACCACCGCTGCGGCGACCGCCAAGCCTTCGACCAGCTCGGTGTCAGGGTGCAGGCCAGGGGTCACCGGAATGACCACAGGTATGCCCTTGACGAGCTGATGGTTGGCGAACACGGGTGCCCCGCCGCCGTCTGCCACCTTCTGTCCGATCGGAGCCCCTTCCTCAATGGACGGTGCTTTCGGGTCGGACTTGAGCGGCTCAACGGACGGAGGGCCGGAAGCGGCACCTGCGCTCAACGCTGCCCCGGCCGTGACCGACCTGTCGGCTGGCTTGTTCGCAGCTTTCGTCTCTTCTGCCTTCTTGCTCATAGCTATCTCCTTACTGCAAATTACGCCGTTGGTGACGGCGAGTTTTCGGCTTCAAAAAGCCGAAGACCACTTTCAAGTATGCTTTGTGCCGCGTCTGACTGGGCGTTCGCCTGCGCCTCCGCCATGCGGTCCTCACGTTCGATCGCCTTCGAGTCGCGCGCTGCCTGTTCGTCGCGTTGCGACCTCTCGAGGTCAGCCTGGGCCTCCTGATCGGCGGCGGCCTGTTGTTCCGCCGCGGCCGCCTCGCGTTCAGGCTGCGTGCCCATCACCTGGGCCGCGCTCGCTAGCTGCATCATCAGCGCCTGCTGCATCGCTTCCTGTTCAGCGTGGTGGCGGACGAACATCTTCACGATCTCACGCTGCTCGTTCTTCATCGCCTGGCCGTCGGGGCTGTCCAGGTAGTCCATGAACCACTTGGCCTTCATCATGTGGTTCGGCTCCTCTGTCGCTATGGAGGGTTCAAGCCCTACGAGTACGCTCTCCGGAGGTACCTCGGGGAGGGGCATACCCTGCATCATACTAACTTGCTGGAAGAATTGAAACCTCTCTTGTAGCTCTAGCGCTTGATCCAGACGCGTCTCGCAGATGTCCACCATCGTGGTGTACGACTGGTCGTCCAGGTCGATGTCGAACGCCTTGAGGAGCGCCTCGGCCATCTTCGGGTCGGTCTGCTTCAGCACCTGGTACCCGCCGGCCGTCCCGGCGACGTTCATCATGTTGACGAAGTCGATCTGGCGGTCGTACATCGTCTTGGGCTGCTCCGAGTCCCTCACCACCGTGAACGACACGTTGGGGTCGATCTCCTCGGTCGACACGTGGCGCCCCACCTGACGCTTGTTCTCCGTCTGGCCGAAGCTGAAGTACTGCTTGAGCCCTTCGAACTGTTGCCCTGACCTCAGCTTCAGTGTGTTGGCTGCAGTACGGATCCGGACCATTCCCTTGAGCTGTAACGCGGGGCTGAACACGGACTCAGCGTTACTTTTCGCCAGACGCGCTCCGGTAGCTGTCGCGTTGTCCACACCAGGGAATGCATTGGTGAAGTCGGTCGAGTGGCTCGTGAGCTGGCGGTACTGGTTGAGGATGTCATACGTGTACTGGAAGAACTGCGGGCCGATCTGCCCGGGTTGGAGCGTCTTGATCAGCTCGGTCGTGCCCATCGCCTCGGCGATCTGGCGGTTGACCGGTATCGCGGCCATCGGGTGGCCGATCTTCTTGACGTGCGCGCGCTTGACGGCGCCGGCCACGTACATCCTCGCCGGGGTGGCCGTGGACTCGCCGTAGCGGGTGATCTGTGCGTCGTTACGGTTGAAGCGCTTCTGGACCTCCACGGTGTCCTCAGACCCCCGCCCGATGCCGCTCTCGAACCGCATGTGGTACACCCCGGAGCTCATCTCAATGCTGTGGTGCGTGCCGGTGTAGAGGCCGATGATCAGGCCGCCGTCGTTGACAGCCAGTATGGTCGCCCCCTCGGGCGGGATGAAGTCGCTGAGCCGGGCGTCCTTGGGGAGGACGTCGCCCGACAGCGTTTCGGTGTCCTGGCCCAGCTTGATGTGGCACACGTCCTCCGGCTTGATGCAGATGCGGTCAACGATCGCCATGCGGCTGAGCGTGCTGGGCAGGTAGTCGCTCGCCAGGCCGGACAGCGTGTTGCCTGCCTCCCTGATCGCCCTCACCGACTGGAGGCCCTCGTCGGTGGTGTTGTCAGCCAGCCCGATGTCGAGGTCCCCCAGGTAGTACCTTAGCTTCTCCTCCTCGATCTCGATCCGTTCGATCGACCAGCTGGACTCCTCGATGGGCCCTCGCACGTCGAACCTGACCGTTTGGATCGGGACCAGCCGGATGTCGAGGTCGCCGATCTGGACCGGCTCCATCCCGACCACCGACCGGTACTCTTGCTCTACCGGTTCTTCTGGCGGGGTGACCTCCATGCTGCCGCAGTTCGGACACCGTGCCGGGGCACCGGGTTCGACGAAGTCGTCCCAGCCGCCGGTCGTGCCGCAGCTGAAGCAACGGGAATGCCCGTCGCTGATCCGCACCCTCTTGTTCTCGAAGAGCTCACGGAAGACCTTGGACCCTTTCTTGAGGTGGTCATAACGTACCGACTCTATGTAGTTGCCGCTGACGATCGCGTGGAGCGCCTCCATCTGGTTGAAGCGCGGCGTGTAGAACTTCGACTCGTAGTGGTTCCAGACGGCCTTGGCGACCTTCACCTTGTCTCGGTACTCGCGTTGTTTGTACTCGTCCGTGGGTTCGACGTCAGGGTTGGAGGCGGTGAACATCTTCACCTGTGTGGTGCAGTAGAACTGCATGATGTTGATCGCCGTCACGCGGTTCGGGTCGGCACGTTCGACCGGGGCGATCCTCCACTGGTTGTTCCAGTAGCTCTTCACCCACGTTTGCTTGCCCTGGATGAAGTTGCTCGTGACCTCGGTGGTGCGGGCTACCTCGTCGAACAGCTCCTTGTGCCGGCCCAACATGTCGTTGACCAGCTCCTTGAGGGCGTCGGCGAGGTACTGGCCGCTGAGGTTCTGCGTGCCTATCTGCAGCAGCGGCCTGACTGGCGCTAAATTTTTCTGTGCTCCGTCCATCAGCCTATTTCCTCAATGACCTGCGGCTCCACTTCCTTCCACCGCTCCATGATCGCTGCCAGGCTCAGTCCGTTCTGGACGCCCTCCTCGAAGAACCGTTCTTTCTCTTCCGCGTACCTCTCCGCCGCGTCGGCGCTCATAACGTCCTCAGGCTTGGGCTGGTACCTGAACTTGGGGTTCGTGATGTCCTCGTCCAGGTCGGTCACCAGCATCGGTTGGAGCCGCATCGCCTGAAGCAGGCGGCTCGTCATCTCCGTCTGGATCCGGTCGCCGCGCGCCCTCTCGATGGCGATGTGCTCCTCGTAATGATCCTTGATTGCGGCGACCTCATCGGCGTGTCGTGTTTGGATCACGTCGAGTTTGCGCTGAAGCCGCCGCGCCAGCCGACGAGCTTGAAAGAGCCTTATCCACAGCTTGTGCGGCCAGATGCGTTTTCTCATTTGATCTTGATCGAGCTGACCTCGTTCACAGCAGAGACGAGCTTGCTGAAATTGACGCTCGAAGAGGCCTTGGTCTTCTTCCAGCTGTTGATGCTGTCGATGTACCAGTGCGCCTCGTCCATGTAGGCCGCAGCGCCGCGCCACGTGACGAACTGGTCGGGGATGTCCCACGAGTGGACCACCCAGAACCCGTTCTTGTTGTACTTAGACACCGCGAACATCGAGTGCCCGCCCCAGCTCCCCGGCATCCACTCGCCGGTCATCGACTGTCCCTCCGGCAGGTCCCACGCTTTGTACGACCACGCAACCGGGAGGTTGAAGCACACCTTGATGCCCTTGCCCGCCGTTATGAAGAAGGCCCTGCGGACGGCCTCATGGTCGAAGTGGTTGATCCTCGTGAACGCGTCGATCGTGACCGGGCGGCCCTTGCCGTCGCGGAACGTGAGGTCAGGGTTCCGCCACTGGCTGAGCGCGTCGGTCTCGTACGCCCCGGTGTCGCCCCCGCCGTAGAGGCGGGCCGTCATGTCGTAGTAAGCTTTGAGAACGCTCTCTGTGGGTATCTCGATGGTCCTGCGCTGCTCGAGGCGTTCGGACCGCATGGCGGCCAATGCCTGGCTCGCGACGGTGCAGCACCCGTGCTCCCGGTTGCCGAAGCTGCGCAAGGGGAACGGCTTGCGCCTCCCCCAAAAGTCGAAGCTCTCCGGCACCTTCACCTCCGCACGCGGCTTGAGGAAGTCGTCGAAGAGCAGGGCCTTCTGGCTGGACCTGGCGGGCAGCTTCCCCAGCCTCCCGATGTCCAGTGTGGCCTCGTTGTTCTCTGTGATGTTCATGGTCACTCCCTCCCCAGGACCGGGTGCGGCGGCCCGGTCAGGTGGTTCAGCGTGCGCAGGTACTCCTCACGGTCGTTCAGCCTCAGGCCGAAGTGCTCGCCCTCATACTGGAGCGCACGCGTCTGGTTGATCGCCGCAACCGTGGTCCGGATCCGGTTCGTCTCAGGGTAGTACCTTCCGGCCACGCAGATGGTGGGCGTTCCGTAGCCTGGACCCTCGGTGACGAAGCCGTAGGGCGCCTCGCAGCCCTTAGCTTCGACGAGCTCGATCACGTAGTCGCTGTGCTGGGGGAACACGTAGTTCTTCGGCGGGTCTTTCTCAAGGCCCACCTGCTTGGCGACCGTGTTGAGGCGGCTGATCTGAGCGTCTATGTTGTTCGCCGTCTCCATGTCGAGCTCAGGCCCGCTCAACCGGACGACCCTCGCGCCGGCCGGCGTGGTGAGGGTCCTGCCGCCTGTCGGGACGTCGGTGTCGCCGCAGCCGAACCCGATCAACACGACCAGAACAGCTACGGCGAACGAGATCACCGCGAACGTGAGTTTCGTTTCCCTCATAACGGTCACCACTTGAAGGCCAGGCCTGCCTGACCCTGCACGTCGAGCTGCCTCACATCTGAGTTGAACGCGTTCGTGACCTGCAGCCCGGTCCGCAGGTAGACCTTCTTGCCTAGCCGGAAGTCGACCAGCCCCTTGGCCCCGTAGTAGAACCGTGACCCGCTGCCGACCTGGACGAGGTTGTTGTTCACGAACGACACGCCGCCGAAGTTCGAGCGGTCCACGCCGATCACCCCGACGACAGCGGGCTGCACCGCCCCGGTGCGTTTAGCGAGCCCCATTTCATATTGGAAGTACGCCTTCGCGACCTTGGACGTCCCGCCGTTGGTGGCGACGCATCCCGACCCGCACGAGTACACCTCGTCGATCTCTCTGTTCTCGAAACTAGCGCCCGTGGCCATACCGACGGTGAGCGGGGAGCTGGTCGGAAAGTGGGTGTAGCTGACGTCGAACCCCGGGGAGTCCCGTTCGGCGTCGACCGAGGTGAACTCGCCCTGGAAGTTCTTGATGTTGAAGTCTGCGCGCGTGTAGGTCGCCGTTACGGCCACGACATGACGTGGGCTGTCCGCTGTCTGAGAAAACACGCCACAGGTCATCAGAATGAGAAGGAGCATGGCCCCTGTTGATCTTACGAACGTCATAACTGTCTCCTTTGAATTGATTAGCGGGCCCGTGCGTCCCTCGATTCAACACGGACCCTCTTAACCGGCGGCAATCCCCATTTTCACCGGTTAACCGTAATAGCCCTGCATGTGGGTCGTCGAGGCGTCCCCCTGGGCCACGAGGCCCGCCACGGTCGTCTGGCCGTGGGTCTCACTGATCTGACCCATGCTCAGCGCACGGCTGAGCGCTAGCTTGACATAGGTGAGCATCGGGCGCTGCTCAGCGGGCACGCTCTGCGCGTCCACCGCCGTTTTAAGACCCGTGACCGTCGCATTGGCCGCCACCAGGGCATCCGTGATCACACCTGCGCGTTTAGCCCAGTTGAGCCAACCGCCCCACCTTTTAGATTCCTGAACTCTGTCAGGGAATACAGCTGAAGCCATAACCTTAACCTCCTTACTTAACGTCGAACGGAATTGGCATCACCCCGAAGAGCGCCAACACTAAGAATATTACCACGAGCACGCCCACTATGTTCAACACCGTTTTGACGATGTCCGGAAGCGGCAGGTATCTCAGGGCGAGGTACCAGACGATGCCGAGTATGACCAGTGTGACGATGAATTGTACCAGTGTCATGTTAACCTCCTCTTTTCATCGATGCTCATAACCCCCTTGTCCTTACAGTTCGTACACCGCGATTGATTTTAATCTTTGAAGAGGGGCCAGCCCGAACCCCACGGTTGTCCCCGAGGCCAAAGCCGCCTCGGTGTGCGTCGCGACGTTCGCCCCGATGGTCACGGTCGTCGTGTCCCCGACCGTTTCCACCGTCGCGGTGGTCCAGTCCGGGTTGCTCACCGCCGTGGTGGAGCTGAACGTCTGCACCCCGGCGAGCACTTCCTTGAAGCTGATGCCGGTCGGCTCCAGCAACGCCATCAGGTAGTTGTCGGAATCCTGCCACCGCACGATCACGGCGCACCCGCCGCGGTAGCCTGTGTCCACCTCGATGGTGTAGTCGGTAGCCGAACCAGGCGTCGGCATCCGTGCGATCTGGTAAGCGTTCGGGTCCCCGCCGAGCGGCACGGCGTGGCCCTCAAGGATGCCGATAGGCGGATGCGTCATCACATCGCCAACCCAAGTGCCTCCGACTCGTGCGGTTCGTCCTTGCGCGATGGACGGGTACGAGTAGGTGAACGTGGCGTCGTAGTTCGCAAAATGCGTGCGGTTGTCGTCGGAGAAATCGTCGAAGATGTCCGCTCCCGCCGGTACCGCCGCGGGCGTTCCCGTGTACGTCGGCAGCACGAACGGGGTCGGCACGAATTGCGGGAGGTGTTCTTCGGGCCAGCTTTGCGATCCTAGCGAGAGTGACCTAAATCCTGAGTGAGGCTTACCGTCAATACCGCCAGATGTGTCGATGATCTTCTTAGATGGACGCGTCAGATCGACGTTCCAGACGCACGCTACCTCATTCCACACGTCCCCGAACACCCTCTCGGGGACGAAGGCCCCTGGGGCCGACGCGAAGGGCAAGCCGAACCCGCCGTTTGCCTCCGACTCGAACGCTCTCGCACGAAGTATCCGCCCGATGAACTGTTGGTGCTCCCCGCTCGCCCCGAGGTACAGGTACCCGTCCGTGTCGAGGATTCCGGTCTGCCGCGTCCCGTCGAACTGCGTTTTGGCCCCCATCACCCCGTCGAGGTAGACGTAAAGGTATTGCCCGAACACCGCGTACACGCCGTGGTGGATGGTGTCCGGGGCGAATATGTCCTTCCCGGAAGCCTCCGTCAGCGGCATCGTGCCGTCGTACAGGTTCCCGTACAGCGTCTGCCCCGTTTCGTCCCCGAGGGATTCCAGCAGGACCGGGTGGTTCCCCCCGTGCGAGATGTCGCAGATCACCCCCTGCGTGTTCTCCGGGGCGGACATAAAGATGAACTCCCACCAGCAGTCGCCCAGCATCGTTGAAGGCGGGAAGAACTCACCGAAAAAGGCGTTGTGGGCGTTGTAATTCGCACTACCGGGGATCCGCTCGACCTCCGCGACGAACTCCAATGCGTAGTCCTGCACCCCGTCCGCTCCGCCCGTCTCGATGGTCAGGTTCCCGGCCCCGACGATGCTCGATCCGTTGATGGTCTTGACGTGAGTGCCGGAGACCAGGTTCGGCTGCTTGGCGTCCAACGCCGCCGCAAGGTCGGCCTGGTCTTGAAGGCTGCCGCCGACGTCGCCCCAATCCACAGATCCGCCAGGCCCGCCGTCGGGCATCTCGTCGTCCAAAAGATATTCCCTGAGAGTTGCCATAAATTAGCTGATGTTGCTGACCGGATTCGCCCCCGACGCACCCGTGACCGTCTGTGACTGCCACGTTAGTTCCACCTCGCCCGTGAGGGCTTGGGTTATCACCACGGGGTCCGCCCCGTTGATGTAACGGGTGAACTGGGTCGCTCCTGTTTTTTCGAGTCGCACAACGTCCCCGACGGTCCACGGTGCGGGGAACTGTACGGGTTCGTCCGTGGAGTTTATAGAGCCCGTAGCGATAAGCGTCGCGGTCTTCGCGAGCGAATCGGTCAGAACGTAGCTGCCGATCGAACCCGCATTACCGCCGTCCGCCAGGCATTCCATATCGATGCGGTCACCGATGTCGTTGAACTTCGGCAGCACGGTATGGGTCACCCCCGCGAACGAGGAAGACGTCGCCGTGATCGATTTGTCGCCCGGATCTTCCGTCCAGTTCGCGCCGATCGTTTCCCACAATGAAGGCACCGGCGGGGCGTCGGTCGTGGCGTCCGTCTCCGTGGAGTAAGCGGAATTGTTGGGGATCGCGTCGTGGGCCCGCACCCGAGCGAAGTACTGCGTCGACGGGTCGAGCCCCGTGGAAGTGTAGGTGAGCACCGCCCCAAGGTTGTGCGTCGAGAGGTTGACGCTGAAACCGGCGTCCTCCGCGACCTGCAGGTCGTACCCCGTCACGGCGACGTTGTCGGTCGCGGCGGTCCAGTTCCAGGTGATCTCGGTGTCGGTGATCCCGGTCGCCGCAGACATCGTCGGGACGGTCGGGGCGGTCGCGTCCGCGGTGGTCGTCGCGTTCGTCGAGGAGGAGTAGGCGGAGTTGTTCGGCACCGCGTCGTGGGCCCGCACGCGGGCGTAATACGTGGTGGACGGGTTCAGCCCCGTCTTGGTGTAGGTGAGCACCGCCCCAAGGTTGTGCGTCGAGACGATGCTGGTGAACCCCGCGTCCGTCGCGACCTGCAGGTCGTACCCGGTCACCCCGACGTTATCCGTCGAGGCGTTCCAGTTGAACGTGATCTGCGATTCCCCGACGCCGCTCGGGGCCGTCATCACGGGGACACTCGGGGCGTCCGTGTCGCTCGTGGTCGCCGGGACCGCCGTGCAGTACGCGGAGCGGTTCCCCGCCGCGTCGTACGCCCGCACGCGGTACTGGTACGTGGTCCCGCTGGTCAGGCCGGTGCGCGTGGAGGTCAGGACGTCCCCGAGGTCGATCGCCGCCCCGCCGTCGATGGAGAGCTCGTAGCCGGCCACCCCGGTGTCGTCCGTGGAGGCGAGCCAGTCCAGCTTGATGCTGGTGCCGGACAGCACCGTCGCGGCGAGTCCGGTCGGGACGGTCGGGGCGACCCCGTCGATGAACTGCGCACCCAACTCCGTGAACCCGTCTATGAGGATCTCGATAAGCTCCCCGATGGTCCCCGGGGTCGAATAGATGTTGCCGTTGAGCCGCCCGCCGCCCGGTGTGGCGACCCAGTCGCTTGAGAAATCGGCGATCGCTGAAAGGGTGGTGTCCGGTGGGTCGTCGGGCACCCTGAGGCGGTTGTAAAGGCGGTAGAGGTACGTGTCGGCGTTAAAGACCGCGATGGCGTAGCTGGTGCCGCGCTCGTCGAGGATCGCGTCCTCGGTGGAGTCTATGGTGAAACTTTCATAGCTGAGGACGCCGTCAACGTAGGTACAGGGCACGTCCTTGTAATAAGCTGGCCCCAGAAAAGGGGTGCCGAGGACCGTCTCCCCGGTGCTGGATATAAAGGTCTTCTTGTTGTAGATCCTGAGGACGAGATCGCCTTGATCACCCTCTGGAAGGGTAACGTCTACGGTCCCAGCAGCAACGTTTATCTCGCTCATGGTCTGTCAGAGAATGCAGAACTACCAACCTTCGCCTATGTCTGAGACCTCGTCCGGCTCCTTGTCGAACCCGAACTCGTCGATGTCGTACTGGGACTGAAGCTTGCGCACCTCCTGCGCACGAACGATCGCGTGTGCGATCTGCCGCCCCTCTGGCACAGTACCATGTTCTTCTGTGCGTTGTAAACCCTCCGCTAACATGCGCTCTTGGACGTTTCGGTCGAGCACCTCCTGGGCGGTCAGCTCCTCCGGCTCGGGCCACAGGCTCGCAGCCGCGCCGCGGGCGACGTCCATCGCGTCGTTGAACAAGGGGAACGGCTCGAGCTTGGTGGGCACGTCGCCGGACTTCGGCGTGTTCCACTTGTAGGCCGGCGCCTCCGCCCTCACCCTCGACTGGCCGCGGTCCCACCCGTCCAGCACCTCGTCCGCCATCTGCTCCTGGTCGTCGTCGACGAGTATGATCAGCTTGGGCCTGCCCCACACCCCCGGGTTGAACGGGTGCGGCTCGTGGACGTGCCTCGGGGCGATCGCCGACTTAAGCTGCTCGATGCCGCGTCTTTTACCCACGTCCCAGTTGGTGAACGGCAGGCTGATGCCGGTCTCGTCGTCCGTGTCGTTGTACTCGTTCCGCTCGGAGTTGGCCTCGTGGCTCATCTCCCACGTGTTGCAGCGCGCCACCTCGTTGTCGGGGACCATGTAGCCCACGATCTCTTTCTTGACCGAGCTGGCCTTCACCTTGACCGTCCGTATGTGGGTCCGGTACCAGAACACCGTCCCAGCGATGGGCACCTCGTAGACCAGCCTGCCGGTCGGGTCCCTGAACCGTACAGGCGGGGTGTTCTCAGCGGCGGTGGCGAACCAGCCAGTTATGCAGGGGTGCTCGTGCGTTGCGCCCCAGTCCTGGAAGATGCCCAGCTGCCAGTTCATCGGGATCTTCTTCTGCTGGAGCCGCAGGACCCTCATGAACCTGCTCCAAGGCACGATCACGTGGCTCTCCTTCCAGTCGAACAGGATGTCGCCCTGGAGCTGGATGTGCCAGTCGCCCCTGAGCAGCTGGGCGCGTGTCACCGCGTCGAGGAAGCCCAGCGACTTGCGGTAGGCGGCCCTGTCGACGTGCGGGTTGTCGTCGAGCCTGGCCGGCACGAAGTAGGTCTTCTTCGTCTCCCCCGTCTCCTCGTCGAGGTACTGCTGCTCGATCACACGGGGCTGCTCAGCGTCCTCAGGCTTGAACCACTTGGGCACGAACCGCCTCTTCACCCAGAGGCCGCCCGCGTCCTGCGGCGGGTTCGACCCCGCCCTCATGCGGAGCGGCACCTCACTGAGCGGCCCTGACTCGGGCTTCCTGAGGCGGCTGAACATGTATGTGTACTGACTCTCGGTGAAGTGGGTGAGCTCGTCGAACCCTATGAACTGGTACTCGTCCGACTGGTAGCGGTACTTGGTGTTCTCCGTGTCGAGGTAGCCGAACACGATCCTCCCCCCTCCGGGGAAGGTCCAGGTCTTCTTCTGCCCGTCCCAGTGGGCGTGCCCCGTCAGCCACGAGTGCGACCTGTCCATCAGGGCGCCCGGCTTCGCGAGGTCGGTGTGCGTCTTTCTGAAGAGGATCGCGGCGTAGCCCTCGATGTGGACGTACTCGAGCGCTGCCATGAGCAGCGCGTCGGACTTGCCGCCGCCGGCCGCTCCGCCGTAGAACGCCTCGATCTCGTCGCGGAGGTCGAGGAACATCTGCTGCCTGGGGGTCGGGATGTGCGGGCTGAAGGTGGACCGGTGGAAGCCCACGCCCGAGGACAGGGCCTCCCTGGTCATCACCTCGTTGACGTAGGAGTCCAGGTCGAACATCTAGATCAGTAGAGTCCGCCTGTCAGGTCGGGGGCGGTCAGCCTTAGCTTGCTCATGAGCGGGTTCATCTGGACGCGCCTCATGTAGTCCTGGGGCTGGTAGGGCATGATCTGGGGCGCCGCGGCCTGGGGCTTGCCGAAGATCATCCCCTGTTGCGGGCCCTGAGGGCCCATCGGCTGGATGCCCCCCTGCTGGGCCTGGTTCCATCCCTGCATGCCGTCGGTCAGGCCCTTGCCGACCTTCTTGCCGAGGGCTCCCCAGTCGAACCCTTCCTTGGGTAGCGGTATTGACATGTGCGATCTGCCTCCTAGGCACGCACTCTAACACGTCTCGCCCCGATTGTAACCTGCTTGACCTCGTTCTCGATCCTCCGCACCTCGCGCTGGATCGCCTCCTCTTCACGCCGCATCTGCTCCTCCTGGGCCTGTCGCTGGCGCTGCGCCTCACGGACACGGGCCGACTCCTCCCTCTCGAGCCTGCGCTGCTCCATCCGCTCACGTTCCTCAGCAGTGAGTCGAAGCGGTTGATAGTTGTAGCCGCCGAGCCCGACCGGGTCGCCGCCGGTGTAGCCGAGGTTCCGCAGCGCCGCTTGCTGGCTGGGGCTGGTCACGCCGTATACCTGTCCCTCAGGCACACTCGGGTCCTCGACGACCGGCGTGCCGGACACCCTGTTGCCGACCGCGCGCTGCTCCATCCGTACCTGGTCCCACATGTCCCTGATCACGGCCGACGGGTCGCCCCTCCCGGTGATCATGTTGCGGAGCGTCGAGAGGCTCAGGATCCTCGTGCAGGGGTAGGCATCGGCACGGCCCCTCAGCTTGATCTTGTAGTGCTGTAAACCTTGGTCCCACAAGATCTGGAAGCCGGCGCAGTCGCGCCACCCCACCTCCTCACGGGCGTAGCCGCCCAGTATCGTGGCCAGTTCAGCGACCTGGTTGAGGTCCTCTTGTGTCGGTCTGTACGCCATTGTCTCTCCCCTGGACGCGCCGAGACGCGCCTTCTGTCCTGTCTGTGATGCTTCCTTATGCCGTCCTGACCCGCCTCTGCCTCGGCGCGACCGTCTCCAACGGCACGAGCTTGACCTCCGGGGTGGGGTCCGAGTACACGGTCCGCTCCTCATAGACCACGCCGCTGTAGCCGTCGCCGAAGATGTGGTAAGACCTCTGGATCTCCGCGGCACGGTCAGCGGCCCGCCCCAGCGCATCCACGGTCACGGGGGGCGCTGACCCGAGCTCGTGGTCGCTGTACCTCGGCTTCCTGCCCTCGCGCTGCACGTGGAACGGTGTGACGGCCTGACGCGTGGGCATCTGGCCGATCCTGTCCCTCACCTCGTCCCCCCAGTTCTTCTTAGCCACCTACCCTGACCCTCCTCTTGCCCCTCTTGACCGTCTCGAGCATGTTCTCCTTCACCTCTGGCTCCTTGTTGCGCGCGGCCGTCGACGGCGGGTCCTGGAACACGAAGTGTGCGTTCATCATCTCGCGGAAGTTGTCGGTCATGTTCCGCTGCATCTCCTGGACGTACCTCGCACCTGCCGCGGTCAGCGGCGATTCTCCCACAGGGCTCGGTGTCGGCCGGCGGTCGGGGAACGGTATGACCTGCGGTCTCCCGCGCACGGTGCCGCCCAGGATCTCTTCCCTCGTCCTCTCCAGCTCCTCTTGCAGCTGCCTGCTGACCTCCCTCGCGGACCGGTCGGGCGTGGTCACGGTGAAGTGCGTCAGTGTCTGGTTGCTCCTCTTACTGGCCGGCATCCTTCCCCCCGGATATATCGGCCTCTCCACCCACCGTATCAGCAGCCAGGCGAGGGTAACCCCCGCCATGATCGCCCACGCCACCGCCCCCAGTGACTCCATACTGCTTCCCTGCCTCCTCGATCGCCGAGGCGCTGTACCGCGCCTTGGTCTCCTTGACCCACTTGGCCACGCGTTCCCACGCCTCGACGCGGATCTCGTGCGTGATCTCTGTCTTCCTCTCCCTCGCGATCCCCCTCGCGATCGCCTCGATCCCCGCCTTCAGGCTCTCCACGTCGTCCTTCTGGTCCTTGGGGGCGAACTCCATCCCCATGTAGCTCGCGAGCTGCTGCTGCGCGCTCTCGTTGCTGTAAAATTCGGCCCTGAGGCCGTACTGGGTGGTCTCCAGCTTCTTGATCAGGTGGATCGCCCCTGTCTGCCTCGCGAGGCGTATGTCGAACCTGCCGTCCTCGTCGAACGCGCCGTCTATGCTGGCGAAGGCCCTCATCGCCGTGGCTCCGAGGACCATCTCAGGGGTGACGTCACAGAACTCGAGGGCCATTTTCTTGCGCTCCTCTATCGAGTTCCGCAGCGCCTTGCTCTTGTTGTACGCCTGGACGTGGTCAAGGTTGGGGCTCCCTCCCTGGGGGCTTCCGTCCGTCGGGTTATCCACTATCACCGTCGGTTTGTTCTTCTTCTGCTGTGCCGGGTTCTTGATCCTGGCCACCCTGAGGGCCTGTGTCCCGCTCACCCCTATGGTCGCCGCTGCCTCGACGAAGTCCTTGCTCGTCTTGGTCATCCGGCCTGTCTTTCTCTCCGTTGCCTTCGACATTGTCTCACTGTAGCGCGCTGATCTCGTTCTGTAAATCGTGAGATCTACTGTTTAACAATGTTTCTCTAGTCCAACAACGGTACCTCACCCTCTCCGTAGCCCATTCGTCGAACTCCGGCGCACGGTTGACCTTCACCTCAGTGAACTTGACCGGGTAACCGACCTCGTTGGCAGCTTTTTGTGTCCAGTACATCGCCTCGGACCTACTCGCTGCAGCCACGAACCCTTCTATCCCCATCGCCTCTGTCCTGAACGCTCTCAGTCCTCTCTTTTTCATCGATCAACTCCTTGAGGTGATCCGTCTTGACCCCTCTGTAGTCGTCAGGCACGGGGAAGTGCTCCAGGTTCAGGAGCCTCCCCTTCGGCAGTTCCTTTATTCGCTTTATCAGCTCCTTTGTTTGATCGTTCATCGCCTTTACCCCCTCTGAGTCGTCTCTGCAGGTCGGCCTTCTGTCTCAACTGCTCTAGTCTCCCTTTGTTGACCTTCTTCGTGAAATGGGGGAGCTTCGACCGGCTCTTGATCCTTGCTGTTTTCATCTTCTGTTGCTGTCCCTCTTCAGAAACTCTCGGATCTTCCTCGCCGTGTTCGGGAAGAGCTGGCTCTTCAGGTCGTGCTTGTCCGCGTCGGTCGTTAGGCCCTGCTTCCTGTGCTTGTTCATGTGCAGTGTCACGGGGTAGTCCATGATCGTCAGCTCCTCACGGCACACCATGCAGCAGAACGTGCGCATCTTGGGGTTGGTCCTCATCGCGAGGCCCTCCGTGTGCACGCCCGTGCCGTCTGTCTGGCTGTACCCCTTCCATCTGGTGCTCATGACTGCACTCCCTCGGTCAGTTCCTTGACCCTCGCTTGCGCCGCCTCCAGCTCTTTGTTCGCCTCCGCCAACTCGTTGATCAGCCGGCTGATCTTGCTCTGCGCGCGCCACGCGAGGCCGTTCGCCTCCTTGAGGTGTCTCGCCCTGCGGTTCTCCTCCGACTCGATCCAGTAGACCGAGTAGCCCCCGCCTGAACTGCTGCGGCTGAGCGGGCTTGCAGGGCTGTACACGACCATCGCCTTGTTGCCCTCTTTTCTGAGCTCAGCGGCCCGCTTCTTCATCTCTTCCTGGTTCCAGCTGTATGCGCCGTGGTAGGTGTAACCCCTCTCTTCTGCGTATTTTTCGGTAATCATGGCTCGTTCTCCTTTCAAACAGATTTGCTCAACGAGAACCATTCTATACAGTTCTGGCCAGAAAGTAAATACCCTATTTTACTTTTTTTTATCGGCTGTAGCGGTAGATCAACTGGGGGTCCCAGAGCGTCACCGGGTGGGTCGGGACATACTCACCATGGACGGAGCCCCTCGGACGCGCCACGGCTATCCGAGTGATGATCAGGAACATCCTCTCGTGCGCGTCCTGGGGGCCGACGTACTCGTCCAATGACTTGTGGCAGCGCCGGCACAGCTTCGCCGCCATGAAGTACTCCAGCCGGTCCAAGTCCGTCCTCCAGCCGATCAGCCGTCTCTTCAGCCTGTGGGCGTGGTCGGTCGCCTTGCGGATCCTGCACATCTCGCACATCAGGATCTTGCTCAGGTAGATCTTCAGCTCCTCGGCCCACCCGTTGTGCTGTGCTTTCCTCTGGTTCATAGTGTTGATCGTCGCACAGGTCTTCTTCACAGAGTCTGTCGTAATACGTCGCCATCTCTCACCTCTCTTTCCTCGCCGGTGAGGGCGGCACGGGCGATGTCGGGGCCGTGCTGAGAACGCCCTTGCCAATTCGCTACTCGGTGGGTGTCCGGCGTGCAACGCCAATTCGGGTCGTCGCACGTATCGCAAAGCCAGCTATTGTCGTCCGCGTAGTGCTCAAGGGCGGCACGCATCCTCGCGTTCTCCCGCTGTAGGGCGGCGGCGTGAGAGGCGGCGAACGATGCCATGCACAGGTCGCACCGTCCGATACTGCCGCACGATTCGCAAGATGCGTTGAAAGCCCTCGCCGCTTCCACCATCCCCGCCGCATCCCCCGCGTTCGGGGCGTTGGTCGTTTTGGTCATTTCCCGATGTATTGCCATTTCTTATCCCCCAAATATCGGCGCATCAGTCCACATCGCCAGCACGCTTGGTTGTAAGTATCGGTGTACGGCTTCGGCATCCAGTAGTGCCAACCGATCCAACAAAGTATTCGACTCATTCCCCCTTCCTCCCTAGTTCAGCATCCATCGCCCGTAACACCTTCTTCGCACCCTGATTCCAACTGTGCGGGTGATGGTTGCCGTCGTGTCTAGCATCCTTGATCGCCTCGTCGGAATATATCTCCAGTTCCAATGCCGCCTTCACCCTCCCCGCGAACGCCTCCTCGATGCGGCGCACCACGGCGGGGGGCAGGTCGGCACGGCGGTTCCACGTATCTGCCACCTCCTGCGATGTGTGGTGCCAATCCACCTGCGCTTTGCATCGCGAACAAAACACCCAATACACGCCGCCGCCGCTGGTAGCGGCCGATGCTTCCCCGCCACAGAACGGGCACGGCAGAAGCGTCCCGTCCGTCGCGGCGGCTGGGTCGTCGCGGGGCGTGAGGGCGGCGATAGCGGTAGCTAGAGCCTTTATCTCGTTGCCGTAAATCGCTATCGGTGCATCCCTTACCGACCATTCCTCCACGATTGGCTTCAGCACCTCCACAGCCTCCCCCACCGCCGCGTCATCGGGCGCCGCCGCCTCGTTGGTGAACGCTTGCCAATCGTGAGTGCAGCCCGCTGCACTGTTCGTCCTCGGGGTCAGCCCCGAATCATCCACCTGCCCGCATTTCGAGCAAATGACGGCCTTGTGCAGCTTGCACGCCCCTTCCGGTCCACATACGCATTTCGCCGCCGCCTCGTTGGTGCGTGATTTGTCGTTCATACCTTTACCTCCTGCCGCAGGATCTCCACCTTGAACGGCTCACCCTTCTTCTCCCACACCCTCGCGCGGAAGTTCATCCCTCCCCTCACCTGCAGGTCCAGGAGACGTTTCCCCTCCTGATACAAGGTGGACTTTACCCAGCGACATGCTGGGTGCGGCAGCTCGACCCTCGGCCCGTCCCAGATCAGCCTCACGGCGTCGATCGCCTGTTGGCCGCAGGCCACGATAGAAGCCGGAGAACATTCCTGGATAACCCTCAACATGTGATCGTAGTCCGGCGGCAGTTTGCTGCTCGCCGTCCTGCCGACCTGAGGGGTCGTGTTGTGCATCACGCCCCACGGCTGGCCCAGGTGGGTCAGCATCTTCCCCGATCGGCAGGCCGCCAGCGCCCTCAGCCAGCTCTCCCTCGGCCACTCCCTCCCGGCGTACACCGGGCTGTACGAGTTCTGTAGGAACACTATCGGTCTGTTCATAGTCCTGTTGGCGCCACCTCGGTTGTGTCAGCCCTTCCCCCCTCTTCAAGCTCGCTATCAGGTCCTTCGAGTCCATGGTACTGCCTCCTTATCCGATCAAAGTCCACCTTGTTCTGAGCCTCGCCGCTCCGCTCTATGTTGTCGTAGTAGCGGCAGAATGACTTCAGCAGCTCGTCCTCGTCGTCGAAGTACCGGCTCCACCTCTTGGGCTCCTCCACCCCGGACAGGCCGTCGAGACGCATCTGCCACTTGTAGCCGTAGCGCTCCCTCTCCTCGTGCGTGCTGACCCGCAGCTTGTGGTCAAGGCCGTTGGGCAGCGCATTGAAGTGGATGTACACGCTGTTCTTGTCAAGGCTCACGTGGAAGACAAACGGGTCGTACTTCTTGAGCTTCTTCATCAGGCGTTCAGCCACCTTCTTGGGCTCCTCCCACCGGCCGAGGAGCATGCCTAGCTGGTACATGCTACCACCTCCTCCACCCCGGCGGTCGTGATCCGGCTGTCGTAGATGTTCTGCACGTTGTACTGGATCACGGGGTTGGTACGTGCCATCGCGAACGGTCTCTCCGTGTAAAACTCCCTGACCTGTTCGGCCGCGTACTCTGGGTCGAACAGCTCCAGCCCGCGCTTGACGCTCTTCGCGAACTGGTGGTTGGAGTCCCAGATCTGGTTGTCTGTAGCCGTGACGTTGAACACCCGTGCCTCCATCGGCTCGGAGATGATCATCCCCGTGTACAGGCCGTTGAGGCCGTACCTCTCGAAGTACCCGTCCGCGTTGCACCAGATGCCGACCAGGTTCTTCTTGGTCTTGAGCAGCCCGACATGGCTCTGGTCGATCATCATCCTCTGGCTGGGCCCCAGGAGCCCCTGCGGCGTCCCGTGGCCCATCAGCATGACCCGGTCAGCGATCGCTATCTGCTCCCTGAGGAAGCTGTCCCTCACACTGCCCCTGATCACCACAGCATCTATCCCGTTGTATATCTTGTCTAAGAAGTCCGTCGTTCTGTCCGACGGGTGAATTACTAGTGTTCTCATTGTGCAACCTCCTGTGACCGATTATCTCATCACCTTTCTTTATAATTATTACGTTCTTCGAACGTAACTTTAACCATGTGGTGCCGTCTTCACGGCCCCATGTGTCCCATGGCCCATTAATGAACTGTTCTTCTGTATATTGCTCTCCCATATTTAACCTCTTGACCATTAAATGGGGGTGTTTTCGGTGCACCGGTCGGACGGCCACCCCCTTAACCGTTGTCCCGAACTACTGTCCGTTGCTGGCGGCCGCGACCCGCACGCGGCGGGTCTTGGTTCCGATCAGCTCGTTCGTCGCCGTGGTCAGGTCGTCGAACGCTTGCTTGAGGCTCGCGCGGGCGTCCGCGTTGCTGCGGATCGTGGCAGCGTCCACACCTTCGATCAGCGTCTGCGCCTTCTCACAGAGGGCGGCGAGCTGCGTGTCGTTCGTCAGGTTCCGCGCCTGGAACGTCTCGAGGAACTCACGGATGTCCGTGATCCGCTTCTCGTTGAAACGCTTCGGCTTGCCGGTCTCCTCATCCACCCCCAACCGGTCGGTGAAGTGCTCGATCAACCCGAGGAAACCCTCACGTAGGGCCGCCTGAATCTCGGACGCGGCCGTCGCGCAGTTCAGCATCTGCTTGTCGAACTCCTTCTGATAGATCTCAAGGCCGAGCTTCTTCAGCTCGTCGGGCACCTTGTTGCTGATGAACCGGAAGTCGTGCGTGAACCGGTCGCGGATCGACTTGAAGCTCGGGTAGTCCCCGTCGTCGAAGAAGACGCCACGCTTCTTCTTGGCTTCCTCGACGATCGTGTCCCAGCTCTCTGCGAACTTGTCGAGCAGGCCCTGACGCTCGGCGCCGAACTCCTCGATCTTGGCGTAGATCTTTTCCTGAGCCGCGAGCGGCACGAGGAACTGACCGCCGCCGGGCGTCAACATGCCGCCGGGCACCTGCCACGATCGGATGTAGTCGAGCAGGCTCTGACGGTGGTCCATCAGGTTCTTCACGTGGCGCTTGTCGATCAGGTCTTGGTGCACGTGGAGGATGTCGGACTCGACCTTGCCTTTGTTGCCGTTGCGGTCAAGGAAGTCGTTCGCGTCGATCTTCTTGGTGAACCCGGGCTGACGGATGTGAATCTCGATCACGATGCTCTCTTCCGCGATCCGCTTGGCGACCTCAGCCGACATGTCGTTGACCGGCGTGGCAACGCTGCCGTTGGTGGAGGCGGCTTCGACCGCGACCGTGGTCTCGAGGGTGTAAAGAACCGTTGACTTGCGTCCCTGACCCTCAGGGTTGCTCGGGGTGTACTTCTCGACGCGGGCCTTGAAGTCGTTCCGCTGCTCGACCGTCATCTCATCGACGATCCCCGGCGTGTTGTAGACACGCTTGACTGCTGCGGACATGTCCTTGACGAACTTGGTGAACTGCTCTGCGGTGAATGTTTCGTTTTTCATGATGCTCCTCCATGGTGCGGTTAGGGTTGATAAAAATCGGTCGGAACGGCTCCGGCCACGATTCCCTTGATCTTTAGGAGCGGCTCAACGCTCCCCCTTTCAAACGCGCACGGTGTTTATAAGCGCCGTACAAGGAAGATCGTACAGCGCTACGGAGTAAAAGTAAATACCTTTTTTCAACTTTTTGTGAATTATTTTAGCGGACGCGGACTCTGCGTACCTTCGGCTTCATCTCGATGCTCTCCTTCACCTCAGCCTGGGGTTGCTGGAAGACCGTCGTCACGTCCGGAATGTTCTTGCGCGGTACCAGCCCGGGGGCATTCGCCGTGATCGCCGCGAGCAGCCACTGTTCGGATCTGAGGTTGGTCCCGCGGGCCCTGGCGGCGTTCATCTTCGTCTGGCCGGTGTCGTGGCCGTAGATCAGGTAGTCGGTGTCGGTCTTGACCGACAGGTGGACGATGCCGCCACGCTCGATCAGCAGCGCCTTGGCCTGGTCCCTGGTGAAGATCGTGAGGGCGCCGGTGAAACAGAACTTCTTGCCGCGCACCGTGTAGTCCGCTTCTTGTTCTCTAGTTAACGCCATGGCCCACCTCCTCGATCAGCTCGTCCCAGCTGTTCCGTTTCTGGTACTCGTCCAGTATGCACCCAGGGTGTGCCCCGTCGCTGTGGGCCTTTATGAACTCGTCCACGCCGCCGATCTCTATGTCGTACAGCTCCTTGACGGCGACGTCGAGGTCCGGCGGGAGCTCGACGCCGAGCCGGACCAGCAGGTCGACCTGGAACTCACAGTGCTGCCTCACGAGGTCCTTGACGTGGTCGTCGTTGAGACCGAGGATCTTGGCGACCCCTATCACGTCGATCGTCTTGTTACAGGCACGCGTGAACACGTTGGCGCCCTGCTCGATGATCCTGTTCTTGAGCTGCTCGTCCGAGAGCGCCTCGATCTGCTTCTGGGCCTGCTTGCCCGCCTTGTCACTCAGCAGCTTGCCAAACTGCTCGGCCGCCTCTTTAATTTCGTTTATATCCTCTTGCATCTCGAAGTCGAGAGCGTCGTCCTTCATTTCATCATTCATGACTTTCACCTCCGAACCTGTTCTTGAGTAACCACCGCATCTCTGCGTCCAACGCCGCCTGCCGGCTGGGGTACGGGCCTAAGACCGGACCGTCGACCATGCACGCGATGTGCGGCCCCTTCCAACGGCGTGTCCAGTCCGCGACCCTGCCTTGATCACCGAACCACTCCCGCAGCTTGATGAACACGAGCTGCTTGAACAACGGCTCGGGCACGACGTTGCTGGCCCTAGTGGTGGTCGCCTCCCCCTCGAAGGCGACCATGTCATCGGTGACGATCTGCTCGATCGATCCGTCCTCGTTAACGACGATTGGTAGCAACATGCTTCACCTCCTGCCGGTAGAACTCGGGCTTCTTGTTCTCGCTCTCCGCTGCGCCGAGCGCTAGCTCGATCTGCTTGGTGAGCTCCTTGCAACCTGGGCCCACGTGACCCTTCACCTCGACCTTCGGGTTGCCCTCGCGGTCGATCTCGACGACGATTTCTGTTTGCTGTTTCATGACGGCCTCCTTAGTTGACACCGCGAAGCACGAGCTTCCCGTCCACGACCTGTCGCTTGACACGGTACCCCTGTCGGCGCAGCTGCTTCTCAGCGACCGCGGCGCCGTACTCCTGCTTCAGCTTGTACGCGCTCTCGCCGACCTTCTCAACCAGCCCGTAGCCGCCGGCGAAGCTGTCCCAGTTGAGCTTGTACGTCCCGTTCGGGTTGGCCACGACGCCGATCTCGTAGGCGTCCTTGTTGCCGGGCACGCTGATCACGTGGTCGCACTTGCCGTACTTGCCTGCGTAGTACTTGTGCTTGGTGACCCCCTCTTTGTATTCGAGCTCAAGCATGGCAGCCGCCGTCTTGAGGGCCTCGAGGTCCTTGATCTCGAGTTTGATCTGAGTGATGTGTGACATGGTTCGTAACCTCCGTAGAATAGTAACTGACAGGAACGATCCTAACACGTCCCTGTCAGAAAGTAAATACCTATTTTCACTTTTTTGCCGCTTCAGTCAGCGGGTCCCCGTCGAGCTGCTGGTACCCCTTGACCTGGTCGATCAGGTCGACCGTGACCGGTGAGTCTCCAGCGAGCATCCTGGCAAGTTTCAACAGGTTGCGGACCGTGCGGCCAGAGATGCCGGGCAGGATCTTCAACAGACGCTTGATGTCCGTGTCGCTGAAGTTCGCGCCGTACTGTTTGCCCAGAACATCCCAGATTCGCGCCAGGAGGTCCGGAGACGGCTTTTCGTACTTGATCCATGCCGTCGCACGGCTGATGATCGCGTCGTCGATCTCTTCACCCCGGTTGCTCGTCATGAACAGCACCCCGCGGTAGTACTCGATCAGCCGCAGGAACACCCCGACGATCGCGTTCTGGTGAATGTCCTCGCCGCGCTTCCTGATGTAAACGTCCGCCTCGTCGACCAGCAAGATCGCCCCCCACCGTGAAGCGCGGTCAAGCACATTCCTGAGGTTCTTCTCGATCTGATCGACGTTCAGGCCGAGCTGTGAACACTGCACATTGTAGAGGGGCTTCTCGATCATCTCTGAGAAGACCTCAGCGGTCAGTGTCTTGCCGATCCCAGGGCTTCCGGTAGCGAGTACTATGACACCGTTCATCTTGCCGGACACGATGTCGCTGACGCTCTGCCCGGTGCGATTCATCAAGAGGTCGATCAACTTTTTGTCCTCGTCCTTGATGATCAGCTTATCGCCCAACGTCTTGTTCCACTTGTAGTCGAGCAGGTTCTTCGTGTGAATGTCGACGTACTGGTGCTTATCGAGGTCGAAGACGTAGAGGTACGGGTGGATCGGAAGTTCGATCCGCTTCTTCTCGTCGTCGTCTGTCTCGTCGACCTCCTCGACCTCTACCTCATCGTCGTCGTCGGAGACCGGTCTACGTGAGCGCAACTTGCTGACCTTGACGACGTCCCAGAAGGTGTCCATGATGGATGTTTCCGACTCGTCGTCATCGCTGCGAATATCCTGATCCTCGATCACGACCTTCGTGGCGATGCCCTCACGTATCATTGCCACAGCCGCTGGTGAGTACCACCTGTTCTCAGCCTTGAGGAACGCCGTTCCCTGTGACGACATCTGAAGCCCAACCTGCTCTTGGAGCTCGAGGCACCGGTGGAACTCCTCGTAGTACGCCTCTACCGCGGCGTCGGTCTCTATGTGAAGCCCGTGCTGCGACAGCAGCTGCTGCACCGTCTTGCCCGCTTTGCCGACGTTCTTCGCCAGCCACGAGAAGGACGAGGTGGTTTGCTTGCCCTGCCGCCACGCCGTGATCACGAGGTGCGTCGTCGCGGGCACGTAAGCGCCGCTCCGCAGGTAGTGGGCCTCTTTGTACCAGCACCTCGTCAGGAAGTACGGGTTGGGCAGGCCGTCTGACGTCTCCTTGAAGACCCACTTTCTGTCGGAGTCCTTGAAGTAAGACTTGATCGCGGCCGGTATCATGTCCAGCTTCTTGATCGCTTTGCCGCCCACGTCACCGGTGAGCAGCGTGAAGAACTCGGTGAACTTCCTGTATGCGGCACCGTACTTCTGTTTGGTGGACGGTTGTTCCGCCAGCCGCTTCAGCAACTTGTCGAACTCCTTGATCTCGTCGGTCCGCATCTTGCTGAAGTCCAGGTACTCTCTGATCTCGCCGTCCTTCCACCGGTCGATGCTGAATGACGCCTCGTCCTTGCCGATCTTTTCTATGACTTCCCTTACGTATTTCGCCTGTATTCCTAATCTCATGATCTTCTTCTCCTTTCAAACGATGGTGGGGGAGTTTCCTCCCCCGTTGTTAACGGCTGGTCTTCACCTGACGCTGTTTAGACTCAGCATAGGATGACAGGGACGGCTTTTCTACGTGCGGCGAGTACTTACCTGCACGCGAGGCCGAGAGGTACTTACCGGCTGCCGAGTTGCGCAAGCGTTCGATCTGGTCCGCAGCGCTCTCCGCGACCGGGATGATGTACTGCGCCGCTTCTTCGAGGCTGATGCCTTGACGGTACGCCATGCGGCAGCAGTTGCGGATCTCCGCGCCGGTCCAGTCCTTGTCGAACTCGATCGCATTGACCGCGACGTCATCGAAGCCGTACTTGTCGAGGTAGATCTTCCAAATGGTCTCGCGCTCCTCGCGGGTCGGGAGGTCGAAGAAGAACGTGCCACTCGTGAACCGGCGTTTAAGTTCCGGCGGCAATGCCGCGTCCTTGTTGCAGGTCATCACGAAGAACGCCTTGCCGCCGCCTACCGCGTCGACGATCTTGTACGCCTCGCGCAGCTTCCGCTCACTTTCACCCACGAGGCTTCCGCGGAGGCCGCCGAAGTCGAGCATGATCGTCGGCACGCCGGCCTCGTTGCCCATCGCCTTGGCGATCGCGGACTTGGCCGCTCCGGGAGGGCCCACGAAGACCGCACCGTCGCACTCGTTGTCCTCCATGAAGGAGAGCGTCGTTCCCAGCGCGTCTTGGCTCACGCCCGTGTTGTCTCCGACGTCGTTGGTGGCGCCGGCGAACATCTTCTCGCCCTCGTCGATGAACACGATCACGCGCGGGGCGTCTTTGCCGGCGATCACGCGCCGCAGATAAGTTTTGACCGCGTCGCAGCCGCCGAGGTCGTCGAACTTCTCAGTCCCGCCGTACACCTTGAGGCCCGGTGTGTCGTTGATCATCTTGCGCTTGTACTCCCACACCTGGTCGACCTGCAGGCCGGCCTCCTGGACGGTGGACGCCATGGCGACGCACTGTTCAGCGGCGAACGCCGGAATGCCGCGGAGCGCGTCGACCGCGCGGTCCCTCACGGCGTCGTCGACCGTCACGCCGTGGGAGAACACCTTGGCCTTGACCATCGGGTCGATCACGGAGTTCACGATCCCACGCAACTGGGCGGCGTCAGGGAGCTCCTCGTCGAACAGGATCACGTCGTTCTTGATGTCGCCCGGTATGTTGAGGTGCGGCGCGAGGAACACCAGCGTCCGGCCGTTCGTCTTGAACTCGTCACGCAGGTTCCACGCCGCTTGGAGGAACGCCGGGTTGTCGAAGTAGTTGTGGCTGTTGATCATGAACAGCACCGTTTCCTCAGGGAGGTTGGCGGCGACCTCTAACTGCTCGACCGGGTTGGCGGTCTTGCCGGCGACGACGTCCTTGTCAGCGGACTTGCACGCTTCTTTGATCGCGTTCTTGCCCGTGTCGGTGCGCGGTCTCCAGCCCTGTATGCAGTCCCACTGGATGACGGGTTGGTTCTTTATCTCCTTGTGTAGGGTTGCCATGGTGGCTTCCGGGTCGTAGCAGGTGATCCCGATCAGCGGGGTCCCTGCGAGAAGGGCGGCGGTGAACTTGTCGGTCAAAGTCATGGTTTTCATGGTGTGCTCTCCTTTCAAAAGAATCGGCGAAAGCGCCGTACAAGGAAGATCGTACAGCGCTCTGCCGCAAAAGTAAATACCCTATTTAACTTTTTTTCATGCTGCCACCGGGGCCGGCCGGGTCTGCACCCGGCGGACCTTCTTGGCGCGCTCCTCGTCGCACGGGTGAACCGCGTCGCCGGTGTCCTCCTCCTTGGTGAGCGGCTGCACGCAGTAGACGCACATCGGCTGCTTCTGCACCCAGCTTGGGTTGCCCCGTTCCGCCTTGACCGACAGGAACGTCTTGATCGTCCGCTCCTCCATTATGTCCTTGATCTTGGCCGGCACGAAGCTCTCTTCGGACTCGTGTATGTAGAACCCGAGCTCATCGTGCACCTGCACCACCATACGGCTCTTCGCGCCGATCGACTTGAGGTACTTCGCACAGGCGATCATCCGGTTCTTGATCACGTCGGCTGAGGTCCCCTGCACGAGGTAGTTGATGCCGACGTAGGCGCGGTTCGGGTCGATCACGTACCGCCTGCCGAACCGGTTGAACACGTACCCCCGCTGCTTGACCGTGGCGATCACGTTCTGAATGAACTGGCTCGCCTTCGGGAAGCGCGCGAAGTAGTCAAGTTTGTACTGACCGGCCTCTTCTGTCGTCTTCTGGATCTTCATCCCGAGCTTCTCGTCGCCGACGCAGAAGATCAGGCCGAAGTTGATCGCCTTGGCGAGTTTGCGGTAGAAGCTCCACATGTCACTGCCGGGCTGGGCCCCCCACACCGTCATCGCGACGAACTTGTGGAAGTCGAACTTGTCGCTCTCGAGCATCTTGGAGAGCAGCGGGTCGTCGACGTAGTCAGCGAACACGCGCATCTCCATCTGGTCCTCGTCGAACAACCACAGCTTGTAGCCCGGCGGCGGGACGAACATCCTCTTGATCGCGACCTCGTTGTCTGTGCCCTTGAACTTGACCGCCATCAGGTCAGCGAACTCGTCTGCGAGTTCCACGCCTCCACCCCCGAGCAGCGCGTCGGACAGCGCTTTCGTGTTCTCCTTGTCGACCTTCTCGCTCTTGATGATGAAGCTGCCGTTGATCAGGTTCTGGAGGTTCGGGTTCGAGCAGCTGAAACGGCCCGTGATCGGGCGCGCCTGGTTGAAGCTCGGGTGCATGTAGTCGTCTGCCCACTTCAACGGCGGCTCGAGGTAGGTCCCGAGCATCTTCTGGAACGACCGGTAGTTGAGGATCTTCGCGCCGATCGGGTGACCAAGCTTCTTCATGGCCTCGTTGTCCCACGACTGCTTCTTGGCCTTCGTCAGCTTGGGGCTGAATATCCCCTTGTCGTTAAGCGCCTTGGTGAGCTGCGGCGTGCTGCCGATGTTGATCACCACGCCCAACTCGTCACAGATCTCCTTCTCGAGCTCGAGCAGCCGGGCCCGGAGCTGGACAATCTTCTCCTCGACGTACTGACGGTCGAAGTACAGGCCGTCGCGCTCCATCTCCCAGACGACCCGAAGCAGCTCCCTCTCCTGCTCCCTGATCTTGTCCTGCTTGGTGGCGGTGATGTACTCAGCCATCTTGTTGTAGACCCGCCAGGTCATCAGGCAGTCACGCTCGCAGTACTCTGCCATGATCTTCGGGTGGGCCTGGGCGTAGTTCTTAGCTTTGGATTGGCGCAGGTACTCCTTGAACTCCGTCTTCCACCGGTGGGCCTGTTGACCTGGCAGCATCGCGTCGACCACGCTCTCAAGGTCCATGTCAGCGTACTGTTCGTGGAGGCAGAGCCGGGCCATGCAGAGGGTGTCCTCGATCTCGACGTCGTCTGGCAGCTCCAGGCCGTCCTTCACCAATGCGGTCAGGTCGAACTTGAGGTTGTGGCCGATGATCTTCTTGCTCAGTGAGATCCGCGCCAGCAGAAGGTGCAGCAGGTCCATCGGGAGGTTGAGCTCCCCGTCCAACTGTGTGAGTAACGGGCTGCGGGCGTCGTCGTGGCGGAACGGGTAGTAGAACGTCTCCTCGTTCGTGGTGCAGACACCTATCCCGCACTGCTTGTTGTCCTGCCACACGTCGAGCCCGTCGGTCTCGGTGTCAAGGACTATCGTGTCTGTGAACTTGTCAAGAGAGGCGAAGAAGGCCTCCCTGGTGTTGATCAACATGGGTTTCTCTCCTTTCAGGTGGGGTCAAGGGAGGGCCGAAGCCCTCCCCTTCAGGTTAGTACTGGGGCTCAGCGCCGGGAGGTACCCAGCCTGACGGCTCTTCAGCGGGGAGTGGCATCCCTGTGAAGCCTCCGTTCGGGAGCGGGTCGGCAGGTGCCGCAGCTGGCGCTGCAGCCGCCTGGGCCTGGGCCGTCGGTACAGCCTTCTGGATCGGCTTGACGTCGTCAGGGCCGAAAGGAATGTCGCCGTCCGGCGGGGTGAAGTCCGTCGGATCCACCTCTTCAGGGACAGGCTCGTCGAACTTGGGGTTCAGCTCCTGCACCTTCGGGATGACGATGTTGTTGAGGCGGTTCCAAAGGAACGCCCGCTGCGCGTCGAAGTTCCACTGTGGCTTGGCCAGCGGGTTGTGCACCGGCGGCGGTGCGACGACGAACCCCGCGTCGATCACCTTCTGCATGAGGTCGGCACCGACCGCCCCGGCCTCGAGCGCCTCGTGGAGGTCGTAGCCGAGCTGTTCCGTGTGCTTGCTGGCGCCGAGGCCGCGGACAACGTTGTTGTTCCACTCCCTGGTGTACCGCCACTTGATCGAGTCGCCGTCCTGACGGAACAGCACTGCCGTGGCGTTGCCGTTCTTCTTGTCGTGCCAGACGCTGATCTCGATCGGCTTGGAGTACTCTATGTCCTCCATCACGCGGGTGAACACATCGTAGCCCTTCGTGCCGAACGGGAGGTCAAGGATGTACGTCTCGTCGTCCTTGATCTTCATCTTGAGGCCCATGAAGCGGACCTCACGGCCGTTCACGTTCTGTTTCCGGTCGTACCACTCCAGCCCGACGATCTTGCCCTCGAGGCTGCCGAACTTGCGGACCCACTTTTGAACGGTGCCCTTGCTGCCGTCCGGCTTGATGTCCGACGGGTTCTCTACGGTGAGTTCCTGGTACTTATTACGTAGCGCCTCTTCGATCTCTTCAGGCGTCGAGGGTTTCGGGTTGAGCTCCTTGCAGATCGCGTGGTGCTTGATCGTGAGGAAATTGTTTGCTAGTGGCGAATTTTCTTTTAGTGCCATGGTGTTTGTTTCCTTTGGTGTTTGTTTCCTTTGGTGTTTGATGTAGCCGAGTCGCCTCGACCCAGAAGATCGTAACACGTTGATATATAGAAGTAAATACCAAAGTTGTACTTTTCTGTAGTCAGGAAAAAAATTAACGCTGGTATTTACTTTTGATTCCGTCCGTGTTAGGGTTGCTTTTGAAAGGAGGTATTTGAGCGATGCCTAAGTTAAACAAACCGATAAAACGTGAGACTGCTGCGAGCATCTTTGAGAGGTCGCAGCACAGGAATATAATAGTGAGCGTCGAACCGACACGGGACGGCGCGATGATCGGGTTCAGGCTGAAGGGGTCACGTGACACCTACCGGCTGCCGGTCGCAGGCCTTTACCAACGGGCTGTGGAGCACCACCTCGCCAAGATCGAGAAGAAGGCGAAGCACATCGTCAAGGTGGACAAACGGACGTTGAAGGGGGCGCGGGCCCAAGCAAGGAAAGAATTGAAGGAGGATCTAAGATAATGGCACTTAAAGAAGCGATCTACGACATAATCGAGATCGAACCGATACCGCACCGTGAGCAGACGCGCTACACGCCGGACGAGCTACTCGAGAGGATGGCGCAGGCCTCCTACGAGTACCACCACGCGGCACAGCAGATGGCGACGCTGTTCCAACAGAAGCAGACCTACGAGACCGTCATCACGGGGTTAGTACAGTCGAAGCAGTGGGAGCTTCTTCAAGACCCACAGGCCAAGGAACTTTGCCGCCTCGCTTTTGCGGACCCGAAGTTCAAGCCGACTGTCGACTTCACGAATTCTGTGGTCTACATGGAGGCGAAGGCCGTGATGGAGCCGTTCAACTACTGGGAAGCACAGGCCAACACGGCCGGGAAGTACCACCAGATGCTGACCAATCAGCTGATGTGGCACCAGAGTGAGAACAGCAGGTTGAAAGCCGAGATGATGTCCCTCAACGGGCAGACGTAAGGAGAAACTACCATGAAAGGAAAAGAAGACGTGATCGTGTTGGACAAGAACTACACCCTCAAGAAGGACCCGCACTGCTGGGTCCTCCTCTACCAAGCAACGAAGGACGGGAAGCTGGTCGCCTACGACCCGCTTTACTTCCCGACCGTGGCCGCCGCCCTGAAGAAGTACCTCGACCTTAACCTCAAGGCTGCAGCGGACATCAAACAGATGGCAGACCTGCTCAAGGAGACGTATGACCGGATCGAAAAAATATGTAAGAACTGCTCGTGAGCAGTGTACATGTTGAGCAGACCTGTTGTATAAATATCACGGTCAAGCTGGCGTCAATCGACGCTAACAATACGTACAAGACTCTTTTAACAGCAGTGCCTTGAGCTGAGGCCCGTTCTGTCTTTGTAGCGTTGCTAGCTTGACCGTTGACAACCTGCCGGAGTCACCACGGGCGGGTTTCAGCTCAGGGCATTTTTTGTTTAACCATGGAAAACCCAGATCAACCTCATCACGGGTATTACGCCGTAATACCTGCGATTGTTCTCGACGACGACCGGCTCACATCGACCGAAAAATTGTTATATGGGCGAATTACAGCCTTGACCACACAGCAAGGTTACTGCTACGCACGTAACTCCTATCTAGCTGAATTGACCAAAACCACAGAAACATCGATCAGAAGATCCGTCTCTAAACTGGTCGAATACGGTTACCTAGAACGTGAGGTGATCGTAGACCCTGAGACCAAAGAAGTTAAGGCCCGCCACCTTTACCTCCCTGGTAATCCGGTGAGGGCCCTACAGACGAAATCGTCTGTACCCCTGCAGACGAAATCGTCTGTAGCCCTACAGACGAAAATGTCTGCAGCCCCAGACGAAAATGTCTGGTATAAAGGTAAATATAAAAAGGAAGAGGTTAACACCTCTTCCGAAATAGAAAAAACACAGCCCGCGCTGATCCCAGACCCACCGAATCCTGAACCCACTCCGACCAAGGAGGTGAAGGTTAAAACAGTTAAAACAACGGTCGATCCGAAGTTCAAGCCGCCTCAAGAGACGATCGACGAGATGAAGCGAATGTATCCCCAACAGCTGACGCGTGACATTCTGACCGTTGAACACGCGAATTTCATAGATCACTACACGGCGACTGGAGACAAATGCGTTGAAGGTGGAGGCTGGATCGCGGCGTGGAAGAAGTGGATGCGTCGTGTCGCCGAGCGCGAGAAGAAGAACATCCCGCCGGCGTGGAAGATCAACGGCATTGAAGACGCACAGAAGTTCTACGGCTACAACCCGGACACCTGGCCGGCTGAGGTGAAGGCGCGTATGGAAGAAATTTACAACTGAAAGGAGAGCAACCTATGTTGAGAGAACAAGAGGACCCTGAAGACTTCACAGAGTTGAGCGAACAACAGAAGTCAGAGATCAAGAAGGACCGGTACAGAATGGAGAAGATCCTGATGGAGGACGGCGTTAAACGCGTCCCGCCAGGATCCGGAAAGTTCCTCTGCCCCTACCACAACGACAAGAACCCGTCCGCCGAGGTGAAGGAGCTGCCCAGCGGTTACTACTTCATCTGTTACGCCTGCGACCTGCACCTCGACTACTTCGCTTTGCAGGCTTTCCGTAACAACACCTCATTGCGGGCTGCCTTCAAGCAGGAAGTGTCGTCGATCGAACAGACGATGACTTACCTGTCAGCTGCCGCGCCGAGTCAGGTACCCGTCGGACCGTCGACGATCGAGGGGCTGGTGCAGCAGTATCTGTCACGGCACCCCAACTTCGCGCTCGGTTCGATCCACAAGTACGACGACCCGTCGACCGGTGGGTGCAGCTTCGCGACCGTCCGGTTCGACGTCCCCGGCGAGGGCAAGCGCGTCCTGCAGGCGACCTTCACCTCCGCGAAGGGGTGGGACTTCGAGAGCTTACCGAACAACCGGCCGCTTTACAACCTCGGCCGGGTCACCACTGCACAAAATGTCTTGGTGGTCGAGGGGGAGAAGTGCGTCGAGCACTTCACCAGGGTGAACATGCCTGACTGGGCGGCGACCACCTCACCGGGCGGCGGTAAGGCTCCCGACCTGACCGACTGGACGCCACTCACGGATAAGGACGTCACCATCTGGCGTGACTACGACCGGCCGGGCAAGCGGTACCAGACCGAGGTGATCGAGCTGATCAGGAAGTTCGCGCGTTCCATCAAGGTCGTCGACGTGACGAGGATCGGCGGCTGGGAGCCTGAGGAGAAGGATGACATCGCGGACTTCCTCGCCAAGGTCAACGGCGACCCGATGCCGCGGCTCGAGTCGATCTTCCGTCAGGCTATACCGTGGACGCCCAGCCTCGAGTTTCAGGAGCACCTCTACGACATACACGACGGGAACTACCGTTTGGTGGAGCTGCCGGGGATGCCGGTCCTCACCAAGCTGACGCAGATGACGCTGCCAGGCAAGTCGACCTTGCTGATCGGCAACCCAGGCTCCGCGAAGAGCTTCATCGCGATGTATGCTGGGTGGTGTCTCAACGAGGCAGGTGACCGGTGCGCCACCCTGTTCCTCGAGGACGGCAAGATCGACTACCAGAAACGGTGCGTCGCCCAGATGGCGGGGCGTTCCGAGTACACCGACGCCATCTGGCAGCGTGAGCACTGTGACGAGGCCCAGGAGATCTTCATGTCGGTACGTGACAGGTTGGACGCGTACTTCGAGCACGTCACCACGTTGGAGGCGAAGATGATGACGCCCAAGGCGGTGCTGCAGTGGCTCGAGAAGATCGCGGCATCCGGTTACAGCGTGGCCATTATCGACCCGGTGACCGCCATGGAGATGGCCAACAAGCAGTGGGAGAGTGACCAAAAGTTCGTTCTCACCGCGCAGAGCATCATCAACGACGCCGGAATGAGCCTGATCGCCACCACCCACCAAAAGCCCGGCGTCAAGAAGCCGGGGACTGAGGGGGCAGCGGGGGGTCAGGCGTGGCACCGCTTCACGCACACGAATATCTGGCTGCAGCACTCGGAAGAGTTGAATCCAGGGTTCACACGTGTCCTCAAGGCTGACGACAGCCAAGACGTGGTGCAGCACAGACGAAGCATAGCGATTACGAAAGCGCGCAACGGTGCAGGCACCTGCAGGACGGTGGCGATCGACCTCGACCCCGTGACGCTGAGGATCGTCGAGCACGGGTTGGTGCTGGGGCCGGTCGAGCGTCAGCCGGGCGTGGTGAACGAAGAGGACCCGCAATTTTAGTGTCAATTTCGGTATTTTACATGATAGGATGGGCTCAAGATGAAACAGGCAGTACGTACATTCAACCTGAAGATGTTCAACTCGAAAGAGGAGGAGCGCTTCACGAAGTTCCAGAAGGTCGCGACCTACAACGGCTTCACGCCCCGTGACGTGTTGCTGAGCCTGGTCGACGACTACCTCAGGGAGTCAACGCCGGGCATCAAGCTGGCGACGGAAAGCGAGGTTTTGGAGGAAGCCAAGCGACAGGGGCTCAAGACCAACAAGGCGTTACTGATCAAGCACCGCACGGCTGGCAACCTCAAGGGCATGTGGTTCAGCAACGACGACGGACGTATCGTGTACAACCTCACCCCTGTGATCAAGTTCCTCAAGGGCCGCAAGGGCCGCGGGAGCGGAACCTGGCTGAATCGGAGGAAAGATGAAGGGATTGCGGCTTGACGACGAGGACCTCGAACGGCTGGAACGTGAAGGCAGAATAAGGCCTGACAAGAAAAAGGCGCCACGGGACGCCCAGGAGCCCACGTCGTTGCAACGTATGCAGGCCATAGGCCGCGTAAAGGATGACCCACTCAACAAAACCGAGAGGGCGTGGGCCACGATGCTCGACCTGGCCGATGACGTGCCGTGGTACACACCCAAGCCGTTCAATCTCCGACTGGCCGACAACACATACTACCGCCCAGACTTCCTCGTGATGCGGGACGACTTGACGTTGGAGATTCACGAGGTCAAGGGCTGGTGGACGGACGACGCGCTGGTGAAGATCAAGGTCGCCGCCGAGCAGTTCCCGATCTTCAAATTCATAGCTGTGAGCTACAAGAAGAAACAGTGGGAGAAGAGAGAATTTTAGGTGTACATATTCGTGTCAAACGTGGTACTGTTATCTTGCTCAACACGGTCCCGCCTGGGACCTCCTTTCAAACAGTTCAGGGTGACCCGCAACGGTCACCCTGAATCGTTTTTAAAAAAGTCATTTCTAGTATTTACTTCCAAATGATCGCGTGCTACGATCTTTAAGTCGCATTTGAGAAGACACCATTTTGACAATTTTAGGGACGTGGGTCGTAAAGCCGTTTATAGCGGCGTAATGCTTCGTCATAGCGTTATAGGAGTACCGACACCGTGTACAAAACGGAGATCTTCAGGTTCGAGTCCTGACGTCCCTGCCAATGAAAAAGACGGCCCGTGAACAATGATCAGGTTTGGCCGTATCGCCTGATCGGTGGGGGCCCGACTGTGGGCTGTTAGGCCCCCACCTATGACATCTTTTGAAAGGAGATTGAGCAATGACACCAACAGAACAGTACCTCCACCAAATGGTGGAGATGAAAAAAACTTGGTCAGTGCCACTTCCCAAGGGGTGGTACTACAGCGGGGCAGAAGACTTCGTGATCCAGAACGGCGCGCAGTTCGACGTCGACTATGAGATCTTGAACAAGTACCCGATGGGGGAAGAGAAGCAGTGCTACAAGAACGCGTTCGAGCTCACCCTGTTTCAAGACGACCTGATCTACGTCGAGGGTTTCGCCTGCACGGTCATACCGACGATGCACGCGTGGGTGGTCGACAAGAACGGAAATGTGTACGACCCGACCTGGCGGCTCAACACTCGAGAGAAGAAGTACTACCCGATCGGCTACTACGGCGTGATGTTCAGCCTCAGACAGTGTTGGAAAGTGATGGAGAAGAGCGGTCAGTACGGGATGCTCGACGCGTGGAAGGCGGACTGGCCGCTCTTCAGACAGCAATTCATCAAGGAGGTGACGTTGTGAGTAAACACCTTTACAACGTGTCGAAGTCGATACGCTACGTTCCGCCACCTCGACTGCACGTGTCGACACTGCTTTACCGTGTGGTCAGAACGATCTTGGGAAAATTAAATCTAGTTTGAAAGGAGACAAATCATGAACGACACAGCAGCGGCCCCAACGCCGCAGATAACCGGAAATGTGTTCGACGACCTCAAGAACTTCCACGAGAAGTACGGCTTCACGCCCGACCGGCTCACCACAAAGGGCTTGGTCAACAGGCTCCAGTTCCTCGAGGAGGAGCTGTTAGAGACCGAAAAAGCCGCCTACGAGATGAACTCCGAGGAGCTCGTCGACGGCCTCATAGACCTGATCGTCGTGGCCGCCGGCACCCTTGACCTCCTGGTCGGCCCGGACTGCGCGAACGACGCATGGGTCAAGGTGATGAAAGCCAACCACACGAAGGTCGTTGGGTCCAACGACAAACGCCCCAACAGCGAGGGTATGGACCTCGTCAAGCCTGACGGGTGGGTGAAGCCTGACCTCGGGCCGGAGTCGGTCGACGTCGAGCTGTTCTTCAACATGCTCGACCCGGAAGATAAGGCTGAGTACAAACGCATGTTAATCGACGACAGCAAGATCACCGAAGCGATCAACCGAGTACGCGCGTATGCTGACCCTGAAGTGTTTCTGACCTCCAAGGGGTTAGAGCATTTAGGAAAAGTCGACCCGGCGGACAACGACCGCGAGGCGATCTTGGTGCTGCAGGAGTGCATAGATCTTTTACGGCGTAAGGGCCAAGACTACCAGAACCCGAACTCCTCGGTCAAGGCCGCAGACTACTACCCGAACGGCATCCTCGACGTGATCTACAAGGTCGACGTCGAGAAGCGCAACCGGCAGACATCACTTGTCGAGGCGGCATACGGTGAGGGGTACGAGCCGAACAACGAGGTATTGGAAGACACGTTCAAGGACCGGATGTGCTTCTTAGCGATCGGGGTCGAGCTGCTCCGCGGCAAGATAGACGGGCAGAAGTCGAACCGTGACATGTTCAACCGACCCAAGGAGGTGACACTGTGAGTCTCATCCTGAGAAACATCCCGCCGATCAGTTACATACGCGAGCAGTTTCTCTACCTGTACGGGGCGAAACAGTTCACCGAGGGCCGGCAGCGGACCGTCGACATCACGGCGTTGCAGTTCAACGCCTCTGACCCGGCGCTCTTCGGGGCGCCGGACCTCGGCTACATCGAGCGCGAGAAGCAGTGGTACCTCAGCCAGAGCCTGAAGGTGAAGGACATCCCGGGTGATGTGCCGAAGATCTGGAAGGAGGTCGCCGACGACGACGGGGTGATCAACTCGAACTACGGCTGGGTCGTGTTCAGCAAGGACAACCACCACCAGTTCATGTTCGCGGTCAACCAGTTGAAGAAGGACACGCACACCAGGAGGGCGGTGATACAGTTCAACCGCCCCTCGATGACGCGTGACTTCAACCACAACGGTCGCAACGACTACATGTGCACGTACTCGTACCAGTTCAATATTGATCAAGCCGGTGCGTTGAATATGATGGTTTACATGCGGTCATGCGACATGATCTACGGGTATCCGAATGACCTCGCGTGGGCCACCTACGTGCGCGACAGGATGCTGGAGAAATTAAACTCCCCGGCCGTTCGTTTTCACCGTGGGTTGATCATCTGGCACTGCGGTTCAGGGCACATTTATGACCGGCACTTCTACCTGCTGGACTACTTCAAGGAGAACGGACAATGGAACGTGGACAAGAAACTGGCGAAAGAGTGGGTGGACGCCCGAGTTGGGACGAGTACTACCTCGACATTGTCCTCGGCGTGAAGCTGAGGGCGAGCTGCCCGAGGCGTCAGGGCGGCGCGGTGATCATCGACGACCGGCAGCGGATCCTGAGCACGGCGTACAACGGGCCGCCGTCGAAGCTCCCCAACTGCACGGAGACGCCTTGTCCCGGGGTGAACGAGCCGTCAGGGACGACGAACCTCTGCCTGGCGCTCCACGCCGAGGACAACGCGATCCACTTCGCAGGGGACAGGATCGACCGGGCGGACACGCTCTACTGCACGACTGCCCCCTGTACGAAGTGCGCTCTGCGGATTTTGCAAACGCCGATCAAGAGGGTAGTTTACTTGGAGGGGTACAAGGACCCGATGGGCATCGCCCTGCTGATGTCCGCCGGTGTTCAAGTCGAAGCATGGGAAACACAGCAGAGGACAAACTCAAGAGGATCGAGTGGGTCGCAGACAACTGGGCCGAGCTACAGCTCGACGGTTATCCCTACGGGGAGCCTCCCTGTGGCCCAAGACGCGGACTCAAAGACCGACAAATAGTGATGGCGATGCAGCGTCTCGGGATGCTCTCGTTCAAGACCAACTGGCGGGACGTGCAGGTGAACAACCTGGTCCAGGACGCGAGGATCGAGCTGAGGCTCAGGAGGTTACATGCTACCAGAGGTGATAGACGGCTACAGGAGAACGAGCAAAGCCACATCGGATCCCGTGCGCGCAAAACAATTCAGAGAAGATTTCGCCGCAAGAGGGTTCGACACGATGCAAAAGAAAGTAGGCAGCAAGATCTACTTGTACGTAAAGGATAACCGTTTGAAAGGAGGAGCAAAGAGCAATGAGCAAGAAGAACTACAACACGACCGATTTAGATCCGAAGACGGCGTTTGAGCGCCACATCTACCATCGCGACCAGTTCGCGCACTACCTCAGGTGGACGCACGTGCTGAAGTGCATGAAGGTCGGGGACAGTGTGACCGACTTCGGCTGCGGTCAAGGTAACCTCGCTGAGGTGCTGTACCGCAACCGCTTCAAAGCCGACCCGTACACCGGCCTCGAGATCCGTAAGAAGACGGTCGAGAAGGCGCGCGAGGCGTTCAAGGAAGTGCCGTGGGTCGGGTTCTATGAGCTAGACATCGTGAAGGCGCCGATCGGGTTCTTTCAGGAGTTGCCGCGTGCCAAGCACGTGGTCAGCTTCGAGGTGCTCGAGCACGTCGGCAAGCAGAACGGCCCTGAGTTCATGGACCGGTTCGCGGCCTGCGGTGATGCGGACTCCGTCTTTTACCTCTCGACGCCGAACTACGACCCCGCTGTGGGGGCTGCCGGCAACCACACGTACGACTCCGGCGACGGCAACGGCGTCCAGCCGCAGGAGTTCACCCACCAGGAGGTGCAGGAGCTGGTCGACAGGCACTTCACCGTGACCGAGAAGTTCGGCACGTTCGCCAGCCAGAAGGACTACAAGGGGAAGTTCGAGGCGTGGCACCTGAAGATGTTCACCGAGTTGAACAAGTACTATTGTTCTAACTTAATAAGTGTCATGATGGCTCCGATGTTTCCGGAGCAGGCGAGGAACACGTTATGGAAAATGAAGCTGAAGTGAAAAAGCCGCGACCCCGTCGCAGCAATGCGGAAGAGGTGGCGGATAACTGGTTCGTCCACCACCCGCCGACTCCGAATCAAGTGGACCGGTATGAGATCATCCGTGACAAGTGTAAAGAGGTCGCTGAGATGATCCTTGAGTATACACCTGAATGCGCTGATCAGACCGCAGCCCTAAGGAAGCTGCGTGAGCTGAACATGGCGATCAACCTGACGATCGCGTGTAACGAGTAGAGTTATGAACGCAAGAGACCTGGCAGAGATCTGCCACAACATAAACAAGGCGTACTGTGAGGCGATCGGCGACACGTCGCAAGTCGAGTGGGACAAGGCTCCCAGCTGGCAGCGTGAGTCGGCGATCGCCGGCGTCAACCTTCACCTCTCGGACCCGAGCACCACCGCTGAGGAGAGCCACAAGAGCTGGCTGAGGTTGAAGATCTCGCATGGCTGGGTGTGGGGCCTGAACAAGGACGCCGACAAGAAGGAGCACCCGTGCATCGTGCCTTATGAGAAGCTCCCGAAGGAGCAGCAGGTGAAGGACCACCTGTTCAAGGCGACCATCGAGTCGCTCAGAAAGTTCGTCGATCAAGGGGAAGGTAATTCAACTCAACAGGAGACAGTTAACATGGCAGAACAAGAAACTGAAGCAGCAGAACCGCAGACCGAGAACCGCCCGGCCGCCGAGCAGAAGGACGTGGCTGAGTACCAGGGTGGATCCGAGACAGAGGAATTACCGGAGCCCCCTGATAGCGATCAGGCCGGGACAGAAAACGCGTCTCGGGATGACTAAGCCGGGCAGGGCATAGGCTCCAGGGCGCGTCAAGGGGTGGTGAGGATTTCTCTCGCCACCCTTTCTTCTTCCGGCTTCAGGCTGCCACGTTTCTTCTGGTTGGCGACCTTCTGCGTCAGCACCTTCCGCAGGATCTTCCTTTCATCCTCGTTCGCCAGGTACCAGGCGTCCACGATCTTCCCGATGCTGGCGACCTTCGCCTTGCGCTCGACCGTGCTCTTGATCCGGTTCGCGTCAAGCAGGTCATCCAGCTGGTCCTTGGTGATCAGCCCGCGCTTCTTGTAGTCCACGGCGACCTTGCTGACGTCGTTGCCCTTGTCTATGGCCGTGAACAGCTGAGCTGTGTACCCTGACCTCCGGCGCTCCTCGGGGTCCTTGAACTTCTTGGGCCTCAGTGACCGCTCCTGTGCTGCAGCCTGGTCGAGGTACTCCTCAGCCGGGCTGAACTTCGCCCCGACCTGGTTGTCGTTGATGAACGTGAACCCCATCTGGTCGAGCAGCGGGCTCTTCTTCGTCATCGGCTTGCCTGTCATCACGTCCTCACGGACAGGCGGCGGCGGGCCCAGCAGCGGCGCCTCGCGGGTCGAGACCAGCGGGACCGTCTTGCCAAGCTCGGTGCGGAACGTCTGCCCCATCGGGTCGCGGACGGCCGACTCCATTTCATCGAACTGGCTGATGATGTCCTTGACGGTCGCCAGGGGCCGTAGGAACGCGGACAGCCCTCGTGCACCGAGGATGGTGCTCTGCTCGCTGAGCTTGACGTACTTCGCCTCGTCGCCCGAGCCGAGGTTGATGATGCTCTTCCACCAGTCGAGCGCGAGGTTCGGGTACCGGGTGTCGATCCCCAGCAGCTGGAACAGCTCGTCGCCGGTCTTCATGGGCGTCTTGCCCTTCTCGTACCTGCGGTAGAAGTTCGCCATCACGATGAAGGTCGAGATCGGGTTGAACGCGCTGATCCTCAGGTTGTGGCCGTGGATGTTGAGCACCGTCGGGTCGTCGTCGTCAGACCCGAACTCACGCAGCACCTGGAGGGCGAACAGGAACATGCTGGTCCCCATCACGAACTTGGCAGCGTCGCGCCGGCTGAACCCCTTGGCGGTGACCGTTTTCGCCAACACGAGGGGCGTGTGTTCGACCATGAACTTGCCGCTGTTGTAGAAGAACCTGCGGAACAGCATCGGGTTCAGCATGAACGGTATCCACGCGGCGCTGTTGTGGCCGGCCTTGATGAACTGCGCCAGGCTCGAGTCGCTGGGCAGGTCCTCGCCGAACGTGTCCTCGAGGGCGCGTTTCGTCGCACGCTCCAACAGGTTGCGTGGTATGTTCGCCGTCTGCCCTTCCTCGACCACCGCGTCGAGGTCGACGCCCATGCCCTTCAGGTCGGCGGTCAAGGTCGCCAGGAAGGTGGCGAACCGGTAGTGCTTCTCCTGGATCCGATTGAGGACCGTCCCGTAATGGGTGTACCGCTCGACGCCCCGCACGAACCGCTCGACCGTCTTGGCACCCATGCCATAACTTTCGTCGATCGGACGCGCCTCGGCCTGTTCCTGGCCGTAAGAGAAGGCCCCTATCATCTGGTCGTAGAGGTCCGGGTTGTGGCCCAGGACCCCTTCGACCACGCGCTGTTTGTAGGCAGCAACCGTCTGCAGCGCGGAGATGAGGTCGGCCTCGCCGTCACGGTACTCTTGGAGCGCCTTGCGGACCGACGGGAAGGTGCTGCTCTTGACCTCTTCTTTGAGCACGTCGCGGAGCCGCGTCGACGCGGGTATGTCGAGTCCGGTCTCACTGAATATGCTCACGCCCAGCGTCTGCTCGGCCTTGGCGAACGCCAGTTCGACCGCGGTCTCGAGGGCGTTGATCACCTTCGTGCCGCGCTGGGCGATCACGTTGTGGGCCGCGGTCTTGACGGTCGCGGTGAGCAGCGCCTCGCCATTCCGGTTGAGCCGCATGTACCAGTCGCCCAGCCGTTCCCGCTTGGTCAACGGCCTGCCGACGATGTGCTCGATCAGCTTCCTGAGGTTGTGGCTCTCCTTGGTCTTCAGCCGCCGCGCCTCGTCGAGCTCCTTGTTGATCTGCTTGACCTCTTCCTTGTCAAGGGCGGGCTGGTAGCCCGGCGCCTTGAGGGTCGCCTCGGCGCGGCGCTGCTGTTGCGCCTCGCGGATGTCGGATGTCGCGTCGATGTAGAGGTTCACCGCCTCGAGGTAGAGGTCGTTGATCTCCGACGGCTTCATCTTCCCGGCACGCTGGCTGAAGAACCGGTTCCTGTCCTTGACCCCAAGCACGTCGTCGCGGGTCAGCTTGGTGCCGCCCGCCTCGATGTGGTTGTCGATCGCGACCTGAAGTGCGGTCCGCTTGTCTCTCTCAGGGCGGACCGCCTTCTCCGCGTCGCGGTGGAGCTTCAGCTTCTTGACGCGTTCGTCCTTCTCCTCGATCAGCGCGAGCCGTGCGGCCGTGTCGTCCTGGAGGTTGTACTTCTCCTTCATCCGGTCGAGCTCGGCGCGGAAACGCTCTTGCTTGACCTGGCTGACCACCTCGCGGTACAGGCTCTTGTAGTAGCCCTCGAGCTGCGCGGGGTCCACCTTCGCGGCGACCAGCTCGTTCATCACGGCGCTGCGCCAGTCGTCGAAGCTCAGCCCGTCCGCCATCCGGCCCTCGAGGTACTTGTACTTCGCCACGTCGACCAGCGCGTCCCTGGTGTCCTTCGGGAAGTCGCTGATCGGCCGGTCCTCGTCGACCCGCATCAGGAGGTCCGGCCAGGAGTCGTTGTCATCGTCCTCTTGTTCCGCCATCGGGTCCGACTTGGTGATGTTGTCCCAGTAGGCGTTCATCGCCATGTCGTTGAGGCGGTCTTCAAGCGGCCTGGCCGGGTCGTTGTCGATCTCTTGGTTAGCAGCTGCCGGCAGCGGGTCCTCTGCGTCGTAACGTTCAGCAGCCTCCTTGGCCAGCTTGAACATCCGGTCCTCAACGTCTTTGACTTGTTCCTCGGTGGGCGATTTCTCGTAAACGTCCTGCCACTCCTCAGCCCACTCGGTCGCGTAGCGTTCACCGAGGAACTCAGCCAGCATGATGCGGTCTGGAGGGTTGAGGATCTCAAGGATCTCTTCGTCCGGGTTGACGACATCTTTGATGTAGCGCCTGAAGATCTCCCGTTCCAACGAGTTCTTCGGCTCAAAGCGGTCAATGTACTCAGTCACCCTAGACTCGACGTCGCCCTCATAGCTGAGGAAGTCGTCGTCGCCCTCGATGTCACCGAACGCGTTCTTCAGCGACCCCTTGCCGCGGCCGTCGCGCCACATGTCCTCAGCGCCCTCACCCTTCGTTTTGAGGTCGAGGCCCAGCTCCTTAAAGCGCCGGCGCAGCAGCTCATGTGACACGCCGTTCTCTTTGGCTGCCTGCCTGAGGCTCTTCCCGTCGAGGTACTCCCTGTAAACCTTGCGCACCTGATCTTCATCCACCAAAAAGCCGCGTTTGGGGCCTCTCGGTCCTGGACCGTGTTTCGTGTCATCGAACGCGCTCTTCAGCGAGTAGCCCTTCTGGCCTTTCCTCAACCTCAGGTTGGAGGCGAAGGTTCGCGCGTCGAACTTTTTGTGGCCCAGCTGTGTCGTGTTGCTTGAATCCAGCTTGTTGCCCTTGAGGTCGTGATTGTGTTCCACCATCTGGGTGAACGTATGGCCAGACGATGACGTTTCTTTTTCAGGCTTCCACGACATCACCATTCCCGGTTGGTTGAGGCCGCGGCTTCCCTCCCTGATCAGCTTCGGAAACTTCAGCACGTCTGGCGCCTTGAGTCCCTCTGTGGCGTAATTGTAGATGTTGAGCACGCCTATCGACCTGCCGACCGCGACCAGGTTCGGGAACTTGATGTCCTTCGTCGCCGTACGTTGGATGTAGAGGTTGCCGCCCACGACCTGCAGCTTCGGCACCTCCACCCCGCGGGCCTCGATCACGAGGTTCTTCTCAGCGAGCCGGAGCTTCGGCACCTTAACGCCCTTGCGCAGCTGGACGGAGCTCTCGAACACCTCGATCTTGTCGAGGAACTTGCCGATCGGCAGCCCGTACGTCGGTATGTTACCTTGAAGACCAAGGGTCGGACGATACATGTACGGGTTCCCTATGGTCCCGTCGGCCCCGATCGACACGCGGTGCGGGAAGACGTAGTTGCCGTTCTTCAGCTTCCTCAAGCCGAGCATCTCCTCCTGCTGCCAGAGCGGCGCTGACTCGAACGTTTTGCGGATCCCCACGGTCCTGGTGAGCTGGTCGAAGTTGCGCTTGCGGTACGCTTCAGAGATGGACGGGTTCGTCACACCGTCCAGCTGGCGCTTGGAGATGTACTCCTTGTTGTCGGCTATGAACTGGTTGAGGTTCGTGTGGTACTCGTAGATCGCCTGCGCCTGTCCTAGGCTTTCTGCGTTCTTCACCTCACTGAGCTGTTCCTTGGTGATCGGCTTGGGCGCTGGCGCCTTGAACTTACCAGGGAAGAACGTGTCATAGAGGTCATCGAAGTGCTTGAACTCGGTGTCCTCAAGGAAGTTGTTTAACCTCCAGTTGGGGTCCACTAGGTCGCCTGGGTTACGCTCATCGTCATAATCTTGCTCATCATCATGGTGTGCGGTCATCTCCTCCCATGCAAGCTGGGCGATCACGTATTGATACTTATCGGTGACGTTCTCGATGTCATCCTCGGTGAGGCGCCCGCCCGCGATGTACATGTCACGTTCACGGTCCACGTGCCACTCTAGGTCAGCTATACCCTCGTAGCGGTCATAGATAATGCTTGCAAGCCTGCGAGGCATGTTCTCGCCGACGTACGCCATTTTGGCGTGTTCCAGGGTCTCAGCATTGCTGACCTCGGTGCTGACGCTGCCGACCTTGATGTTTTCGTCTTCGAGCCACTTCTCGATCTTCTGTGTCTCGACGACCTGGCGTTTCGCCCTGTCTATCTGTGTCTGTGCCCCTTTGCTGAACTGGACCTCGCCGCTGTTCTGCAGCTCGGTCACCTGTTGGATGTACTCGACCGGGATGCGTCCGTTGTTGAGGCGGCCCTGTATCTCGACAACCTGGTCGCCGTCGAACCGGATCGCGAGCTCGGTGACCCCGCCCTCCTGGTAGATCCAGAAGTCGCCCTTCTGAATGTAGGGCCGCTCCATCCCGCGGCTCGTGCACCAACTCTGCGCTGACAGACTGCGCAGGCGGTTCGCGTTCTGCTCGAAGTCGGGGCTGTCTTGGCTTGTCCTCGGTATCTTGACCCACTGCCCGCCGCTCGTGGTGACCTTCGTCATGTCTTTGGCCTCGGCCAAAGCTCTGGACGACTCCTTCTTGTACAGCTTCATGAAGCCGGTGAAGTTGTTCCCCTGGCTGAAGGTCTCGTACACACCTGCGAGCACAGCGCGGTCGAGTGACGGTGGGATGTCCGGCCGGTCATTGCGCAGCGATTCGGTCAGCCCCTGCCAAACGAAGTCCCTGAAGAACGGGTCCTCAGCATAGACGTCGTTGTCGTTGGTGAGGTACTTGTCCCACTCTTGAAGTGACTGCTGACGCTCGTTCATCACCCAGTTGACCAGTGAGTCGACGGCCGCCTTCCTGTTCGTCCTGGCGAGTTGAACGGCACGCTGGATCTGCGGGTTGGCGAGGTTGGCGCCGTCGTCGGCCAGGGCGACCTGCTGATCGAGGTAGCCGTTCATGTCGGTGATGGACAGCTCCTTGATTTTCGCGTTGTTCGAGGCGATGGTGTGGCTGTGATCTACCTGTTCTCGCAGCTTGTCCAGCCCGTTCGGGTCGTTGAACAACTCCTGCCAGTTGGTGACGTTGTTCTCATTACGGTTGATCCAGCTCGCGGCGGTCCCCTGCGCGCCCAGCTTGCGGATCTTGTCGGCCGCCGCCTTAAGGCTCTGGTTGTAGCGCTTGAGACTGCCGAGCTTCGACTTGAGCGCCTGGAGGGCAGCTGTAGCTCGTAATTTCTGTTGGTTGAGCGGGTGGCTCTTGCCTTTACCGCCGGCGCCGTTCTTCTTGGCCTCGAGGTCCTGGACCTTCTTCTCAAGCTCAGCGATCTGCTTGGCCTGGTCGCGCAGCTGCTGCTGCTGCTCAAGGGTCAGCTTGTCGGCCTTGCCGGCCTTCGCCATCTTCTGCTGTGTGTGGCCGACGACCGCCTGGGGGTCAAGGTCAGCCCACCTCGCCAGCTGGCCGATCGCACGGCCGTACTCCGTGTAGTCAGGGCTGATCGCGTTGGTCAAGGTGACGAGGCGTGAGTACCACTCCTTCGCGCGGCCGGTGTCGCCCTGCTGGGTGTACCGCTCGACCTGCGCGTCGATGTGCTCGATCACCGCCATACGTTTGGCCGTGTTCTGGCCACTGGGCGGGAGGTCGAAAACCTGGCTGTAGGCGGACTCGAACCCTTGCGACTCCAGCCACTCCTCTGCCCCCTTGGCCGCCACGTCACGTGGCAGCTGCTCGAGCTGTCTAGCTACGGACGTCAGGTCGTCTTCGACGAGCGACGTGTTTCGTCCGACGGTTTTCGGTAGGCGGCGATCTTTAACCCCACGGCCATCGGCTTCCTGGGTTCCAGCGTCTTGAGCGCCTCCTCGATCGCGTTCTCCGTTCCGGCTTTCTGTTTCTTGTACGCTGATGCCAGCTTTCTTAAGTTCTTTCGTCGCCTGCTTGCCAGCGAGAAGTTTCTCGACGGCGGCGAACTTTTTGACTTTTTCATTTGCCCATACCTCTATGTCGTCTAGGATCTGATCACCGTTCTTCTTGACGTACGCGTCGAGGTCCGCCTCGATGAACCGCGCCGCCTCGGAGTCGGTGAGCTTGAGTTTCGCATAGTCCCCATCAGTGATCGCGGTGAACACCTCTTCATGAAGTATACCCCGCTCTTCACGGTCCAGGGACGAGAACTTGCGGTTATTATAGTACGTCTTGCTGAAGTAGTTCCGGAACGCCTTCTCGTTGACGGTCATGTTGCCGCGGTCCGTTTTGGCCGCATTGAACGTGGCCTCGAAGTCGTCGTAGTAGCTCCGGACCGAGGCCTCCATCGCGGCGTTCAGGTACCGCGCCTCGTGGATCTTCTCATGGGGCAGCGCGAAATTGCGGGTGTAGATCACCCCGACCCGGTTCGGCAGGCTCTCTAGCTGCTTACGTAGCTCCTGGATGCCTTTCCTTGAATCATCGGGGTACCCGAGACGTGTTAACTCCGAATCTATGGTCGCTAGCCTGTCTATCCAGTTGTCGACGTCCTGTTGGCGCCCCATGGCCGCCGCGAAGAGTGGGACGAACGGGTCGTCGCCCTGGTCGATCTGGGTCTGCGTCTCGATCCTGCGGATCAGCTCAGCCGCCGCGAAGTTCAAGCGCACGGCCCCTGAGTCGTCTATCTGGGAGTCGATGGCCCTGAAGAACTCGTCGTCCATCTCCTCGCGCTGCGCCCACTTGTCGCGCTGGTCAATGTGGTCTTCTAACAAATCTGCGCGGAAAAGTGCAATCGGCTTGTTGACGTCCGCTTCAGTGATGTCAAATTCGATCCACCGGTGCCCGTTGTGGTCGGTCACCCACCGTGCGTCAGGCCGTTCCTTAAAGGTCCAGTCGGCCATTTCGACGTAGCGGTCGAATATGGGCTGGTGGTGGGTGCGTATCCCGGCACGGAGTTTCTTTAGATCGATCTTCTTTGGATCGCCGGTGTCGGGCATTTTGAGCTCCACGATGTCGAAGCCCGGGCCCTCGTAAGCGGCCAGAATGGAGCCGCTCCGGCTTGAAGCTGGGAAAATGCGGTAGCCGAACTCTTCAAGCAGTTCCCTCGCTTGCGCTTCGATGTCACGTGTCCGGTCCGGCGCCTCCGCTGTCAGGTTCATGATCACCTTATCAGGGGTGCCCATTATGACGGATGTGCCCTTAGCTGCCTTCAGCCAACCCTCACCGACCTCGACGACCATATAGGGTTCCTGGCTACCGTCGAGATAGATGATGTCCCCAGCGTCGAGACGGTCACTCCGGTATTGGGTGTAAACTGAGTAACCGAGGTTCGGGTCCACCACCTTTCGGGCGTCAGAAATTTGTGTCGTGTCAACGTGCCCCTCGATCAACGCCCCGGTCTCAGGGGCCGCCATGCGGACCGTCTTCAACCCGCGCTTGGCGGCACGCTGTATCTCCTCACGAGCCATTCGGGGCCCGAAGTTCTTCTGGTGGTATATGAACTGCTTGGCCCACAGCGGCACGATGTCCGTGAAACTCTTCCACTTCTTGATCAGGTCGCGTTCCAGGTCCTCGAAGTTCTTGAAGTCCTCAGAGCTGTACGACATCTTGAGATCTTCATACTCAGCCCGCAGTTTGTCCGAGCTCTTCATCCGGTTGGTCTTCGTTGAGAAGTGGTCCCGCGCCGCCTCTTGAATTTCTGACCGGATCTGCGCGTTGTCGATGAAACTCCAGTCGTCGTTCATCGCGTGCTCGACCCAACGGCCGCCGCGGAAGTGTGCTACCATCGGGTTCTTCAACATGTAGAAGAAGTCACTTCCGAACTTCACCTGGTCCTCGAACGTCTCTTCTATGATCTCTTGAGCCAAGGTCTCCACCTTGGATGAGGCGTCATCCCAAAGTCCGTGCAGGTCGTTGGTGCTGTACTCGTAGTAGTTAACCTCCGACATCGGCACGTAGCTTATCTCTTTGGTCTGCGGATCCTTGTAGGAGCGGATCAGGTAGAACTGGTTGTCGCCAGTTTGGTGCCGGTCGTGTATCCAGGTCCGCGCGTCGGCCTCAGTTTTCCACTCTTCCCAAAGGTTATCCTCCATGTCTTGTTTGAACCTATCGACCGCGAGCTTCCAATCGTCACGGCGAAGGTCAGCGGCCAGACGAATGTGGTGGACCAGCTCGTCGATCGCCTGCGTGTACTCTTCACTGTTGATCAACCCATACGCGACTTTCTCTTTTTGGTCGACCTCTTCGGCGTACTCTTTCAGCTCTTCTAGCTTCGTCTCTATAGCCTGACGGCGGAGCTTGCCGATCTGGAGCTGGTCGCTCATTTTGGCCAGTTCCTTGCTCATCACCTTCATGCGGTCGTCCGGCGTCAGCTTGGTGTTGCCCTTATCGTCGCGGTACTCGGGGTCCGTGTCGACACGGTTCTCTATCTCCGAGAGGATGTCGTTGGCGATCCGGTCCATCAACTCACCGCCCTTTTTGATGGCGGTGGTCGCGTCACTGATGTCACTGAGCGCGTCCATCGTCATCTTGCCTTCCATCACGAAGTCGATGAACTCGTCCATTTTCTCGTCGACGGTTCCCTTAACAGCGTGCCGCTTTTGGAAGTGGTTGAACACCATTTCCACAGCTGAAGAAACGCTCCTCGACACGTCCCATTGTGAGGCGCCCCAGTGCCACTTCTTGGTTGTCCACGTGCTCTTGGTGCCGCCATGGTACGGATAGGTGAACCGTTGCAGGCCCTCACCCTGTATCTCCGCGATGTAGGCCGTGTCGTCCTTGTACCAGACACGCGTGTGCCCGAACAGGCCCTTGGTCCTCTTGACGCGTTGGGTCAGGTCTTTCGCCACGAGCTCAGCATCCTCACGGTTGCGGGTGTTGAAGACCGACACCTCGTACAGCGACTCCTCGTTCAACTTGAAGTCGCCCTTGTCGCCCTTACCTTTTTTACGTACCCAGCGTGGGTACTCCTGTTCAAGGGCGTAGCCGGTGCTCGGGTAGTCGATGTCATAAACAATGTCCGGAACGACGAGGTACACCGGTTCACCCGACGGGCTCACGACCTGGTCGACCTTGTACTGCGCCCTGTCGACCATTTCGTCATACTGGTCGGTCCAGTGGGCTGTATACCCGTGGTCCATCGCGTCGAGCGTGGCGTTCACCGCTGGCACGTCGTAAATGTGCGTCTCTTCTTTACCGTAACTGTCGTACGCCCCCAGCCGGCTGACGCCGTAGTTGGCGTGGTGGGCACTGTAAATCACATTGAGCGGCAACAGTTCACGGCTGAGCTCGAGCTCGAACTCGTTAAAGGGGAACTTCTTTCGGTCCTTGAAGATCGGGCTCGCTAAGACAGTGTTGATAAACTCCTTCTCCAGCGGCTTGGCGTTCTTGAACGCCATGCTGGTGATCGTCTCCTTGCTGACCAATTTGTTCTTCGCACGGAAGTCGTCAAACTGCGGCTGCAAGAGGCTGCTCACCGTGTAGGGCGGCCTGTAGGTCAAGGGGGCTGCCAACTGACGCGCCGGCGCGATGATCCCCCGCTCGAAAAGCTTGGTAAACTCTTCGACCTTGACGTCTTGCTTGTCGAACAGGCCCTTGTACTTATTGAGGTAAATGTCGAATGTACGCGCAAGGTCAGGCTGACCGGTGACCTCTGGGTTGCGGGTCACCAGCCTGATGTCACGTTCTGGCCAAGACACGTTGTGCTGATTCTGGGGTAATATCTCACGGCCCTGCGAGTCGTGTGTCAGACGTACCACTGCCTCAGTTTCGCCGTACTCATCCACGATCCGCTCGACCGTTCCTTGGCGCTTATCTACCCTGTATTTAACGATGTCACCGATGCCCACTTCTTCCCCGGTCCAGTCGCTCATGACGTATCCGGTGTTTGGGTCCCCCTTGGCTGCTCCGAAGTCTGCACGCGCCATTCGGAACAGTATGTCCTCAGCGATGGCGTCGAGGTCAAACTCTTCTCTGAGCCTGAGCATCTTGCCGCTTGTGTACTCTTGGAGCTTCTTCTTGATGTAGTGGACCTTGGTTTGATCGTCCGGGCTGAGTTTCTTACGTTTCAACTTCCCCTGCAGGTCGAGCAGTTCAACACGGTCGGTGACATGGTCGTTCGTTTCATCCCGAATGAAGTCTGTGATCGCTTTACGAAAAGTCTTGGGGTCCGGCCACTTTTTGAAGAGGGCTTCGGTCGTCGCTTCTATCACCGCCGGGTCAGCCTCTAGGCCGACCTTGTCCAGTTCCTTTTTAAGGAATTCACGGTTAGCGTAATAACTTTGTTGTTCTACCGGGCCTTTGAAGGTACGCTTCAAGCTTCCCTTGGGTGCAGACTTCAACCCCTTCTTGACGGCCTTGGCGTCTTGTAGGGTGGCGTCAGCCTCGTTGAACGTGTTGCCCACGGTCCCACTGATGCTGACCTTCACCCCAGAGTAGTCCTTGTCGCCGTAGATCTGTTCGGCCAGCTTCCTGACCCGCTCGGCCTTGGCCTTGGGGGCGAGCACCACGAACTCGTCGCCTCCGCGCCGGAACACGCGTTCACCGACCCCCTCCTCCTTGGCTGCCTGCTGGATGGCGGACGCGATGTCTTTCAACGCCTGGTCGCCGGCCTGTTGGCTGACCTTCTTATTGATCTGCCCGAAGTTGTTCGCGTCGAACGCTATGACCGAGGTGTTGGGGTCCTTCTCAGCGGCCGGCAGCGCGCGGTCCAAAGCACCGCGGTTCGCCAACCCGGTGAGGTCGTCGGTCTGCGCCGCGCGTTCCGCGGTCTCACGACGGTTCTTACCCTCAGGGTAGATAAAGTCGGCGACGCGTTCACGGACACCCCGGCGCTCGACGGACTTGACCGATGGCGTAGCGGTCTCCTCCGGAGCGGCCTGGGGTCCGTCGTACGGAGCGACCTTGATGCCGGCCTGAACTGGAACGACCGACTTAGGGACCGCGTCCGGCTCTACCGGCGGCGCAGCAGCAGGAGGAGCTGTTTGCTGAGTCACCGGTGTTGCTCTTTTCTCGTTCACGACGAACGTGTTGTTCTCCGTCTGAACGGTGAGCTTTCCATTCTCTATGTTGGTGACCGTGCCTGTGACGGTCTTGCCGCGGAACGGCGCCTCGACGGTACTTCCGACCTGTACCCCAACCGGCTGTTCGACCGGCTCCACGGCTGCCGGAGGTGGAGGCGGCGCGATCGCCATCGGGTCAGGTGTCTTGGCGGTCGTCTGTGCCGGCGCCGTTTGGTTGTATTGAGCCAACACCTGGTCGACGGTCGGGTTGGCCGTGGTGGGCTGTTCCCCCTCCATCGTGATCTCGACCGCCGCGCCGCCCAAACCGCCGACCGCGCCGCCCAGTGTCTCAAGCAGGTCCTCGTCGGTGAACACCAGGACCCTGCGCTTCGGGTCGTAGGTCATGGTCGCGACGGCGTCGTTGATCTTCTTCTCAGAGAGCTCCTGGAGCCCCTCCATCGCCGAGCCCGCTGCGAACGTCTTGGCCCTGCTCAGCGTCCGGGCGATCAGCCCCTTGGTGGCCTGCAGCGCGGCCTCCTCACCGACCTGTTCCACCGCGCCGGCAAAGAACTTGCCGAAGAACTTGTTCAGCAGCGTCGGCTCGTGCATCCACTTCGCCAACGGTATGATGTCAGGCACGGCGGCCACGGCGCCGATCAAGCTGTGTAGTTTGATCTGGTTCTCAGATGCACCGCCCTTGATCGCTTCTTTTTGCTGCTCACCGAGGCCCTGCCCCATGCCGATCAGCGTGGCGAGCTTCGCACCTCCACCCAACGCACCGGCCCCGACCTGTGTCAACAGCTGACCGACCGCGTTCGGGCCGACGTTGAACGCGAGGTTGAGGGCCAGGCTGTTCATGAACTCGACCTGCAGGTCTTTGTTCTGCCCAAGGTTCTCTTCGGTGTGCTTCTCCACCCACTCGGCCAGCTTGACGAGGTTCTTGTCTTTGGTCGGGGTGGAGGGCGTGTCGGTCACCGCCCTGTACACCATTCCCGGGGTGATGAAGTCCTGCAGGAAGGCGCCTGTCCTGAAAATCGACGACACAGCCTCAGGCAAGGCTTTGACCAGGCTCTTCGCCATCTCCAACGGGCGCGCCAACGGCCGGAGGTTCGGGTCGTAGTCGCGCATCACGTTCTTGTGGCGCTGCATGGCGGCGTCGTAGCTGCCGTACTGCTGCAGCATGTTCTGCATCTGCATCGCCACGTACTCCGACCTCGCCTTTTCGTACTCGACCGGGTCCTGCAGCTTGGCGAACGTCTGAGAGTCCTGGACGGGGTTCATGCCTCCGCCCATGCTGCTTACCTGGCCAAGCCCGGCGGTCACCGCACGGGTGTCGATGAAGTTCTCCCTGAAGTACGCCTCGAACTCCTGCTGCGCCTTCTGGTCTTTCTGTAAAAGCTCCTGGGCCTTGAGCTCGTCGAGGATCCCCATCTCGACCCTCGCCCTCACCCCGGCCTGGAACTGCGTCAGCCCGCCCTGCTGCATGAGTTCCTGCGTCTTCGCGGCCAGCGCTTGACGGCGTTGGTTGCCGGCCTCAGCGAACGAGCTGAACCGTTCCGACTGCCCGCTCAGCGCGGCCTGTATCTCCGCCGGGTCGGTGCCGGTCTCCTTGCTGAACCGGTCCCAGTCCGCGGGGCTCCACTCTTCAGGCGACTCGAGTGCGGCTTCTAGCGCTGCCTCACGGGCGTCACGCTGTTGGTCGAGGGCGTTGACGAAGTCCTCGCTGCCCGCGAACTCGTAGTAACTCTCCGGGCTGATCTCGTCGAGCGGGGTCCCTTCGTAGTGGGCGATGCCTTTCCTCAGCTGGCGCTCGACGTCGCCCTGGCTGTGTCCTGTCCGGTTGACGATCTCTGGAATGAGCTGCTGTATGGCCCACTCGGTGTTCGAGACCCCCTCCGGCTTGTCGCGGAACGTGACCTTCTTGCTGAACGCCCGGCTGCCGGGGTCCTGCGCCGCCGTCGGGTCGACGGCCGCGACACCGGCAGCCGGTTCCTGTGGCTCAGAGGTTCCCACAGGAACCTGTTTCTGCGTGGTTTGCTGTCCCTGAGGCGCACCGGGAACGTCGTGGATTGTGTACATCTTCGGTACCCACGGACGGTCGTTACCGGTGTCCTGTACCTCAGACCGGTCTGTCGGCCCGCCGAGCCCCTTCAGCAGTTGGGTGAACTCACCGTCCTGCGGCTCTTGCGGCAGCTGCTTGAGAAGCTTCGTGAACTCCCCCTCCTGCTGTTTGGGCTTGTTGAACGACTGGTGGCGGTGGCGGCCTGTTCCCTGGTGGATGCGGTGCGGGCCCAACTCTATGCCGGCCTCCTTGGCCGCCTCACGGATCAGGTTCTCGTCGGCGTCAGGCGGGGTGTCGACGGCGCGCCAGAACTCGTGATCAGACGTGCCAGGACGCGCCGCCTCACCCTTGGGCAGCCGGTTGTAAAGGTTCGCCTGCTGCTGACGGCTGCGGTAGCCGGAATTGACCGGTATCCCACGCTTCTTCAACGCGTTGACGAAGAGGTTGTACTTCTCCTGGTCGGGGTTGTTGGCGGGCTGCTGGGCAACGGGCTTCCGCCGCGGACGCTTCTTCTTGGGTTGCGTCAACGGTGGGGCGACTTGGTTCAACAGCTTGGTGAACGGCTTGTCCTGATCTTGCGCCATGTTAGTCTATGGAGTAACCCTCACGTTTAGCCATCTTCTTGAGCTCTTCGATCGACTTCCCGGTCTGCTTGCTTAGCTGTTCAAGCTGAGAAGAACTTACCTTCCTGGGCGACTTGGTCCCGGTCGTCGGCTTGGTGGTCGAGATGTTGCTCGACTGCATCCTCGGCGGGGGCGGGGCTTTCATTCCCCTCACCTGTTTCCTCGCGGCTTCCGCCGAAGCCTGCGCGACGCTGGCTTCTTGACGCAGCCTCTCAGCATCCTTGCGCAGGTCAGCCGCACGGTCTGGGTCACCGTTCGCTTCCGCCTGCCCGGCCTCACGAAGTAGCTGATCAGCCGAGCCACGTTTCGCCTGCGCCTCCCCGTCTTTTGCTGTAGCTGTTGCTTCAATTTCCGCCTTCTTGTTGTTGTGCTCTGCCGAATCTTTTTGCCAACCCTCGAGCCGTTTCCTGTAGTCGTCCAACTGATCCTGGGCGATCTTCCCTTTTTGAAGGTCAAGTTGGGCGTCCCTGTATGACTGTTCCGCGATCCTGTCTGCCTCTTTGTCGCCGGTCGTCATGAACTTCGTACCGTCAGGCAACTCTCGTTCTATTCCGGCCTTCGTGCGGTCCTGAAGTTCAGGTATCTCTTCCCACTTCTCGTTCGTGCCCTTGCGGCGCTGGAACCGCTTGCCCTCGGCCTCGTAGTACTCCATGTCGACACGGTTCGCTTCAGAGTTGATCTTGTTGATCTCAGCCTCGGTCTTGCGCCGGTCGGTGTTGGCCTTGTCGACGGCGATGTTAGTTCCGGCCTGTGTCTTCCAGTTCTCGATTTGTTGGTTACGCTCTGCCTGATAGGGTGCGAACCTCGTCGCCGCCTGCTGGTTGCGCCGTTCGTCCTTGGCCTCGCCCAGCCACTGGAACGGCTGCATCTGCTGGCCCTGCATACCTCTCCCGAAGTTGGCCGCCATCTGAGCGGCCTGGAAGAGGATCTGGCTGGCGACGCCTTGCTTGGCCGGGCCGCGTTTCATCTCGGCTTGATAAGCGCCAAGCTCGGCGTCGTACTCCGGGTTGGTAGGAAGTGGCGGTGCCGTCAAGGCGGGGGCTGCCTCTCCCGGCATGACTGCGGGGTTGACTTTAGCGGTGGTGAAGGTCGTGCCTTTCGGGTTCTCTACCTTGACCTCAGGGGCGATGCTGCCTGACGGCATTCGCACCTCGGCGTTGGGGTGGGTCGGCCCGATCCTCGGCTGGCTGCCGGGGCTGGTGATCTTTTGGTCCTCGTTAACGAGGGGCATGAGGGCCGGTGCCTGGGGGGCGTTCTCTTTGTCCGCCAGGACCATGTCGATGCCGATGTCGTGCTGGTTGTACGTCTCCCACCAGTTCTTGTTCTTCTTAAGCGGCGGTGCCATCGTCCATTTCCTCCCGTGCGGTCCTCAACTGATGTTCTAGTTCTTTCTCAAGATCTTCCTTATAAAGTATCACCTTTTCGTCGATACCTGACATTATCTCCGGATAAGTTTTGAACGTGAAGTCCGGCACGTCATGGCCGTTCTTGGTGAGTTCAAGCTGCAGCTTGTAGACCTGGCTCTGTAAACGGTTGCACTCGTTGCCGTAGGAGTGCGCGCGTTGACGTGCCTCGAACTCGCTGACCCTCACCTCGATCGCCGCGCGGCCTGCACGCATCTCCAGCTCCCCCAGACGCGTCTTCAAGAACTTGAGCTGTGACTCATAGTTCGCCCGCATCTGGTCCATGATCTCTTTGCGTTCTTGCGCGTTGAGCGTCATGCTGGTGTCAGAGAGGTGGCCGGTGTGCTCGGTCTTCACCTTCCTGTTCTGGAGCCAGCTGTTGACGAAGGGGGCGCAGAGCACGCCTATCAACGCCACAATGGCCGCAGCCCCGGTGGGCGTCTCGTACCACACAGAACTCGACACCGCTTGTTGTAGGAGAATGGCAATGGGCATTAAGTTTGAAGTACCTCCACCTCGATCTTCAAGTAACCGCGGAACGCCACTGCAGCGAACACGTAGTATATGTAGACCGCGGGGACGGCCCAGCCTACTCCTACCGCGAGGGCGGTACCTAAAAATATCCAGAGGGCCGCTTTAAGAAGCAGCACATACTTGCGGTATGTTTGCATGTTCAACCTCAGGAACACGAGGTGTGTCAGCCCTGATGTGAAATAAAGCAGGCCCCAGAACAGGGTGGGGAGCACTTCAAACATCTGCCAAGCTCCTGGGCTTCGTTCGTACAGACGGTCGCCGCCGATCAGAATTATGGTCCCCACTATCATGCAGCAGGTCGAGTTCTGTATTTCGACGGTGTGCGTGTCCGTCGCTTCCACTGCCCACTTTATGAACTCGTAGAGTTTTCCATGCGTCTGTGCTGATTTCAACGGCGGCCCCCTGTGTCACTTCAACGTCCCTTAACGAACGGCAGGTTGAATCCGAACTCTTTGGCAGCCTTCTTTACGTCCGCCTTGGCTACCGGCTTCACCTCCACCCCAGCGTTCAGGAGCGGGTCCTCCGTCTGATTCTGGGGGTAAAGGTCCAACGGGAACAGCAACAGGATGTAGTCCCGGATCCGAAGCAGGTACTTCGCGAACTTCGCCGCTTTGCTGCTCTTGAACAGGAAGCTTCTCAGGCTTCCCAACACCATTTCCAAAATGAACTCGTTCATTCTCCTCCTAAACGCTGGTCTGCGTGGTTTCCCTTTGCAGAGCAGCTTCCTTGATCTCGGCGACCGGTGTCTCCGGGTCCGCCTTGATCGCGGCCTTCACGAAGTTCAGGTTGAACTTGATCTTCATGTACGACCATACTATGCCTCCCGCCACCAGAAGGAAGCCGACGATGGCTGCCACCGTCGTCTCGTCCAGCAGCACCTTGGCCTGTTCCTCGCTCAGAACGCCCTTAGCCACCAGTCCGGCTAGCAGTGCCCCTCCGAGCGTCACGATCAGGTGGCGCGCTAAACTGCCGAACATCTGTTTCCAAAATTCGTTGTCCATAATGTTATTTCACCTTCAGTTTCTGTCCGATCAAGATAAGGTCAGATTTGAGCCCGTTCAACTCCTTCAACGCCTTTACCGTCGTCTTGAAGCTCTTGGCGATGCGCGACAGGGTGTCGCCGGCCTGCACGGTGTAACCGCCGTCGACGACAGGTTCAGGCCGCGGTTGGATCGGCGCATCCAGCACCAGGTCCCACGGCGCCGTCGAGTCGAAAAGCTCTTTTTCATCCCACACCGAGATGTGGACATGTTCAGTGTGCCTGTTCACGCCGCTGTAGGGTCTCCACTGCCAGGCCTTGTACCCGTGCGCCGGGTAACTGGAGATCATGCGTGACCTCCAGATCAGGTACTTGACACGCTTGTCCTTCGCTTCGACCAGGGCGTCCACCGTTACCCCTACCTTTACCCCAGCCGTGATGTCTTTGTCGATGTCTTGCGCGGTGACTATTCCTATCTTTCTGTTCCCCTCAGTGATCTTGACCCACGGGTTGTGGTCGCTCGCCCGTGTCGCATGGGCGGCGTCGCCGATCCACCCGTCGGACGACTTGTCTCGGTCCGGGTACATCTCGTTGATCTGGTCTATCAGCTTGTCAAGGCACTTGGCACGTCTGTAGGTCATTTTATTCCTCTGATGCTCCTTCCCTCTTTGGGGCAGTAAACAGATGCGTCGGTCTCTAGGCACGCCATGCACGCGACGTAGTGGCCGGTGTCGGCGCGCGGGTCGTCACGCCTGTCTAGCTTGAACCCCAGCGCTTCGGCGGTGTCCACCACCTGGTCGTTCGTCCAGTCCCAGAGAGGCTTGATGAACCTGTGCCCCGGAACGTCCTTGAAGTCGAACCGATCGACGAGCTCGTGCGAGTCGCTCTTCTTGGTGCCGACGACCGTCGCGTCCCAAATGTACGGTGGTTGAAGGTGCTGTTCCGCTACCGCTTCACGCCCCGCGTCCAGGCCGCACCTGTTCGAGTGGTAGTGATCCATGATCTTCTTGATCACGGTCCCGCCCATCTGATAGTCCACGGTGACGTACGGCCTTGTGTAGTTTACAGCGAGCGGGGCGTAAAAGAACACCGTGAGCTTGTGCTCTTCGATCATGTCTTTCACGAACTTGAACTGCTCCTTGGTCCAGAGGTGGTGAAGCGTGAGCACTGAGAACCTGAGCCCCATGCTGAGCATCAACTGAAGGAGGAAGGTCGAGTCCTTGCCGCCGGACCACGCCAGGATCGGGCGCTGCGCGTTCAAGTTGCTAAGGGTGTCTTTCAGCTCGTTCAACATCAAAATTCTCGGTACCGGATCCAGCTCCCTGTTTTGATCGTCACGTTGGTGCCGGCTGTCTCGCTGGCCAGCTGGACCTTCAGGGCCCCGCTCGTCGTGGCGCCGGTGATGATGGTCCCGTCCAGCATGCCCAAGTAGCTGCCTGTCGTCGTCGGGAGCCCGCCCACCGGCACCAGTAAGGAGGCCGCCGGGTTCCCGTGCGCCAGCAGCTCCGCCGTCGCGCTTGACGGTACCGACAGCCTGGCCGCGCCGTCTGTCAAATTCGTGGGCCAGGCCAGGCCGGTCCGTGGCCCGACCGTAGCGGTCGCGGTCCGTAAAAAGAACTTGCCCTCGACTATGTAATTCTTATTGATCGCTGGGGTGAAGGCTAACCCTGTGACGTCGACGGCCGTCGCGGAGCTGGTCACGAAGTCAGACGTCAGCTTGATGTAGGTCCACGGGTCGGTTCCGCCCGACGCGCTGATCGCGATGTCGCCTGAGCCGAGCACCGAGACGCCGTTGACGGTCTTGATCGTCGTGCCTGACACCAGGGTGTCCTGTTTAGCCGCTAGGCTGCTCGACAGGTTGGTGACGTCTGAGATGGCGTGGGCGTGTGACGCCGCCGCCTTCGTATCCAGCGCAGTTTGAGTCGCCGTGCTGATTGGCTTTGCCGCGTCAGACGTATTGTCGACGTTGGAAAGCCCAACATCAGATTTAGTGAGATCAATGTTGCCGCTGCCCAGGAGGTTGTTGCTCTCCACGGTGCGGAGAGACGTGCCGCTAACAAGCGTGTTCTGTTTGCCATTGAGTGCTGTTTGCGTGGCCGTGCTGACCGGCTTCGCCGCGTCTGATGTGTTGTCTACGTTGCTGAGACCTATGTCCCCTTTGGTCAAGGTCACCGTGCCGGTCTGGCCGTTCACCGAGTTGACAGCCCCGCCGACAGCGCCCGCACCGAAGTCTGCCCACTCCGTGCCGTTGCACCACCGCTGCTTGTTCAACTCGATGTCGAAGTAGACCCAGCCTACCTTGACCGGGATGCACGCGCCTGCGGCAGCCTCGTTGGCGCGTCTGACGAACCTGTGTGCCACGTCCGACCGGACCTGGGCTTGCGTCATGAGTGGGAGGAGGAAAAGAAAAACTAAGAGTAGCTTTCTCATGCGTTACGCCTCCTTAGCCGGTGTGTCGTGTGAACGTGACGTCGATCGTCGTGCCGGCCCCCGACGCCTTGATCCAAATGTTGTTGCCGTTGATCGGGCCCACCTGCCAGGTCTGTGAGTCCCCGACGCCGAGGTTGAAGCCGCTGTCAACCGCGGGCGCCGTCGTGCCGTTGAGCGGCTTGACGATGATCGTGTTGGCGGCGTGCGTGTTGCGGATCGTCAGCTCCTGCCACGTCATCTGCCTGGTGTAAGGTGGCACGTGCGCGGCAAGTAGGCTTGCGAGGGTCTGCCAACCTGCGGCAGCGACTAGGCTAAATGCTTCCATCTTCTTTGACCTCCACGAATATCTCTTCCAAACTTTGGTCGAACCGCGCCTTCCAGAGGTCGGCCTGTTCTGTGTTGTTGCTGCTGCGGAACAGCACCGAGAGGGCCCCAGAGACCAGTGCCTCATGGAGGTCCTCGCTGAACGGGCAAGCCCCTCTGGGGTTCGCCTCGAGCCTGGCGCGCTGGGTGGCTTTGCTCCACACCACGACGTCCGCCTTGACGTTGGTCGTCGGACGCGTGTGCCAGAGCCGGATCCCGTCGTCGTGATAAAAGTACAAGCTTTGCTTGAGGGTGATCTTCAGGTACGTGTGGATCTGTTGGCGGGTCACCCACTCAAGGGCCTTGCCGTCGGTGCCGTCTTTAACGACGCCGATCTTACCTATGATCGGGTCGCCGCTCGCCCCCACGCTCGGTATGACGTCCCCGCTCGTGATGTTGGCGGTCACGTCGGCCAGGTCCCTGCGGTACCGGCTGGCCGGGTTGGCGGCTATCCTCCTGGCGACCTTGTCCCCCGCGGCGAGCAGCGCGTCGTCGACCGCTGTCTTTGGGAACTGGACGCCACGGTCCTGCATCTCCGCCGCGCCGATCGCGACCTGTGTGTAGGCCGTTTCAAGGTCAGCCGCCACGGACGCCTTCAACAGGTTAGCTTTCAGGGCTACCTGACGGAACAGCTTTTCCCACGTTTCTAGCATCCGCAGCGATCTCCCTTGTTAGATGATACCTTCCCCTTGCTCGTTCCTTCTGGGTGGGCCTCGGGCTCATTAAGGCACCCAGAAACTTAACTTAAGAACCCGCCCGCAGCGGTACCCGCCGCGCCGATCAGAGCTGGGCCCCACGGCTGTGACTGGCTGCCCTGGAACGTCCCGCCCGTCTGCACCAGTTGCGGGGCGGTCATGCCGGCGTACGTCGCCTGGTGTCCGAGCTTGCCTTCCTTGCGGCGGAAGGCGTCCTCACGGTACGCCTGGCCTTGTGCCTGGTCGAGCTGTTGGTGGCCGGAGTACTTCATCGCGTCCTGTACCTCAGGCGAGTAGTCCTGGCCGAACGGGTTGTCGAACCGGTTGTCGACACGTTCTCTGGCGGCGCCGAACTGGTAGCCGATGGACGGGTCGGGCGTGTTGTAAGCCGTGTCGATCGCCTGGCCGTACTCTTGCATCTGCTGCGTCTGGGGCGGTGCCTTGTAGGCGTAACTGTTGGTGGTCTGGCTTTTAGATTTACTTTTCATGGCTTAACGCTCCGCTACAAAGTACAGTATCTCTTGTGGGCGTCCCCTGTACACCCCCTGGAAAGCTCTCATCCCTGAATCTTTGAACCCGGCCCGCTGGATCGCCTCGACCAGCGTCTTGTGTCGCCGCAGCACGTGGCTGACGATGATCGGGTAACCTTCAAGCGTCTTCATCTTGGCGAAAGTGATCGTCGCGGCCACGAGGTCGAGGTTTGCGTCCGGCGCGCACATCAGGTGGCCCTCGACCGTCCCGTCGTCGTGTATTTCCCCGTGCACCAGCGCCTTGGGCACCCCGTTGAGGCTTGTAAGGTAGTTTAACCCGGACCGCATGCTCTCGGCGAACTCCTCTTCGTCGTCGTGACGGCCACGGATGTCCTGCAGGTGGCGCAAGAAGCCAGGCACCTCACGGTACCAGCGGAACGCCTCTTTGAA